TTCTGCAAAGGTAAGAACACCTTCAGTGCAAGCAAAGATGCAGGTGTATTGAAGTACAACTGTTATAAACTAGGTTGTGATGTGGGTGGTGTATTTGATACAGACATGACAGCAGCGGAGATACGGCGACATATGAAACCAAAACTAGAAGTAGTTAAGAAAGAACCTGATACATGGGAAATCCCAGCGCAGGTAGTTAGCCCACAGCAATCACACACCAAGCATAAACGCTTTGTACGGCGCTGGGGTATATCTCTTGGCAAGAGCATGTATGATGTACAGCAAGAGCGTGTAGTTTTTCCTATCTACTACAAGGGCAGGATGATTGATGCGATAGGCAGGGCTGTGGGTAAGAAAGCACACCCCAAGTGGTATCGCTACACTGGTGCAGCAAACTATTACACGATTGGCACAGGCCAGGTTTGCCTTGTGGTTGAGGATGTTGTATCAGCTATTGTGGCAGCACAAGAGTTTCCAAACGTGACAGCTATGGCTATCCTTGGCACATCTATGAACCCCAAACACTTTGCAAAGATTGGAGAGTTTGAGAAGGTAGTGATCGCTCTTGATCCTGACGCTGTAGGTAAGACGATTGAGTATCGCAGAGAGATAGAACTATGGACAGGCATAAAAACTATTGCAGTTAGTTTGCTTGATGATATTAAGTATCGCATGGATGAGGACATGGAGAAATTGACAGAGGTATGCAGATGATTGAAGCAATATCAATACTAGTTCTTATTATTGGCGGGTTTGCATGGATAGCTTGGAGTGAAATGAACAAATGATTGAAGCAACATACATTGACCACATGGGTAGTGACCTATCAGTAGTTAACGCAGCGCGTGTTAGCTTTGGTAAGAAATCAGAATGGATGCCGCGTATCCACTATGGTGAAGAGTTGGTGCTTAAGCCTAAGGATGCTAGGCTGATTCGTTACCTTGCCAAGCATAACCACAAATCACCCTTTAACCACACCTTTGCCACGTTCCACGTCAAGGCACCTATCTTTGTGGCACGTCAATTAGTTAAGCACGAGTACATGCCTTGGAACGAGGTGTCGAGGCGGTATGTCGATAGTGAGCCTGAGTTCTATGTACCGCAGTGGCGTGAGTCAGCAGAGGATAAGAAGCAAGGCAGCGGTGATCCAATGCAAAATGGTGCAAAGAAAGCTGTGCAAAATAAATACGATCAGCTAACCAAGGGTGCAGCACGTACCTATCGCAGGTTATTAGAGCTAGGAGCATGTGAAGAGCAAGCACGTATGGTACTGCCACAATCTATGATGACAGAGTGGTACTGGTCTGGCACACTGTTCGCCTTTGCTAAGATGTGTGGCCTACGCTTGAAGGAAGACACACAGGCTGAGACACGTATTGTAGCTGAGAAGATCGAAGATGTAATGATGAAGCTATACCCTGTATCATGGGAAGCATTAAGGATGTATGAAGAATGACAGGTATGATTGGAGTAGAACAAGTAGAGGAACACGAGGATGGCAGTGCCACCTATCAGTTCCACCTTGATAGTAACTGTGCAAAGCTATTGCAGGAAGAGGGTCTTAAGCTAGTACTGTACTGCGCAGCAGCTAAGTTAGATTTACAGGTAGTGTATGATTTTATAGAAGATCATATAAACCAAGAGAAACAAGAACTGACAGAGTATATATTTGGAGTACAAGATGGCGAAACTACCTGAAGGGCGTGAGCCATTATCTGACGAATGGTTTGTTGACAAAGCAAAACAAATTAGTCCAATGACTGATGAGGAACGCAAAAGAGCAAAGCAAAGGAAAAAAGCCAACAGCGTATGGAGAAAATGCGTAAGCTGTGGTGGACCAGCGCAAGATAACTTTTGTGGTTTCTGCTTGGAGGAAGAATGATAGAGTTTTTCAAGGGTATGTTTGTAATGTACCTACTAGCTATACCCTTTTTAGCTTTAGTAGTAGAAGCGCAGGACAGTGAAGGAAGAGATGTCTCACTGCGCTTTGCAATCTTTTGGCCTTTGGCTGCAATAGAAGTAATGTTTAGATTCCTGAGAGGAGATTTCGATAATGATGGAACTGGCACTGATTAAAACACTGCTTAACCGTGATTTCTACAATGACCATAAGGGTATTCGTTGCCCTGATAAAATCTTTAGCAAAGATGTGCGTAAGATTAAGCAAGCACTAGACGGTGCAATGGAAGCCTATGATGGTGACATGACAGTTGCTGATCTACAGGCTGTGTTCAACCGCATGAATGCTAGTATGACAACAGCTACACGTGGTGCCTATGACGATCTGTTTAAACGCATTGAGATCACTGAGCCTATCAAGCAAGAGATTGCAGAGGATACGTTATCACAATTGTTCCAACAATATGTGGGCGACCAGGTTGCAAACCTAGGTTTTGATTTCGTCAATGGTACAGAGAATAGCTTACAGCCTTTGCGTCAACTACTAGAGGATTTCAAAAATGATTTTACTCCCAATCTCCGTGTTGAGTGGGATGATAATAGCCTTGATACAATACTTGATGCAACAGCGTTGGAGTCCAAGTGGAAGTTTAACATATCTTCCTTGGCTCGTAGGGTGGAAGGTGTTAGCGGCGGTCATCTTGTTATCGTGGGCGCACGGCCTAATACTGGGAAAACTTCTTTCCATGCCTCTCTTATAGCAGCAGACGGTGGCTTTGCACATCAAGGTGCTAAGTGTATCGTGTTGTGTAATGAGGAAGCTTATACACGTGTTGCTTCACGGTACATCAGTGCATCATCTAACATGACCATGAAAGAGGTACGAGAGAACAAAGCTCTAGCACATAAACGTTACGAACCTGTACGACAGAACATTATGTTCAAGGATAGCACAGGCAAGAGCATGGATTGGGTTGAGTCTGTAGTTAAGTTTGAGAAGCCTGACATCGTAATACTTGACATGGGTGATAAGTTTGCTGATATAAAGAGTGAGCGTAGCGACATCACACTTAAAGCAGCAGCTATCCACGCTCGTAACATTGCTAAGCAATATGACTGTTGTGTTATCTGGATGTCGCAGCTAAGCGCAGAGGCTGAAGGTAAAGCAGACCTGAATCAGTCTATGATGGAAGGAAGTAAGACAGGCAAGGCAAGTGAGGCTGACCTGATGATCTTGATAGGCAAGACACAACAGGCAGAGGGTGAAGACGAAGACCCAGTTCGTCACTTGAACTTAGCTAAGAACAAACTGAATGGATTCCAAGGTAAGATTACCTGTGTCCTAGATGGATCACGTTCTATCTATTCAGCATAAGTTAGGCACAGGGGGCAACCTTGTAACATAATTGGAACGCATGTTGCGCTTTGCACTGCCCCCTGTGTCTATTCAATGAGGTGAGAGAAATGAGACTAGTATTAGATGTAGAGAATAGCGTCACATGGCGTGATGGTAAAATTCTTAACGATCCGTTTGAGGCGGGTAACACACTTACACAGATCGGTTTGGTCAATGCAGATAATCACGAAGAGTTACACATTGTAACATTTGATCACAACGAAAAGAAGGATACATCAGGCGCTGGGCATAAGCTTGTGCAGCAAGTGTTGGACATGACAGAACTACTGATCATGCACAATGGTAGCCATGACCTAATGTGGATATGGGAAGCAGGGTTTAAGTATGATGGCCTTATTTGGGACACACTGCTTGCTGAGTATCTACTGCATCGTGGGGTGGAGAAACCTTTAAGCTTGGCTGCTGTAGCAGAAGCGCGTGGCCTAGCTGAGCAAAAGGAAGACTACCTTAGCAAGTGTATCAAACAAGGGATCAACACAAATGAAACAGATTTACATTCTCTTAGCCTTTATCTTAGGGCTGATATCCTCACAACTAGTGAGCTGTTCAAGGCTCAGCAACGAGACTATGCAGACCCCGATTCAAGCTCCCTCACCAAAGTTAGAGACATCACCTTTGAAACCTGCAAAACCCTTACCCACATGCGTATGCACGGATTCAGAGTCGATATTCAAGAGCTTGGGCGAGTAAGAGATGAATTTGAAAAAGAAAAAGCAGAGATCGAAGAGAGGCTCCAAGAGAAGGTACGCTCCCTCATGGGCGATACCCCTGTTAATCTTGCATCCCCCGAACAGAAATCACAGGTTATCTTCAGCCGCAAACCCAAGAACAAAAAAGATTGGGAAGGCTTGTTTGAATTTACATCAACGCCCAAAGAATTTAAAGAAGCCGTTAAAGCGAACTCCGAAACAATATTCAAGACTAAGGCGTATCAATGCGAATCTTGTTATGGTAAAGGCAAGACATACAAAGTAAAGAAAGATGGCAGTAAGTATGCCAAACCAAACAAATGTAAGGAGTGTGATGCACGTGGCTTTAAACTTATGGAAACAAACCAGGTTGCTGGCCTTAGGTTCACAGCACCAAGTAAAGAATGGGCTAGCAACAGTGGCTTCTCAACATCCAAGAAGCAATTGGAAAAGCTTATGGTCACTGCTAAAAACAATAATATGGATGATGCTGTTCGCTTCCTTGGTGATCTTATGCGTCACTCTGCTGTTTCTAGTTACATTACTAGCTTTGTTAATGGTATTGACACTTATAGAAAACCTACCACCTCAAACTTACACGTCCAACTCACTCAATCAATCACACATACAGGTAGATTTTCTGGACGAAATCCCAACATGCAAAACATGCCAAGAGGTGGTACCTTCCCCATAAAGCGAGTGTTTATATCACGGTGGGAAAACGGAAAAATAATGGAAGCGGATTTTGCACAACTTGAATTTAGAACGGCTGCGTTTCTCGCGCAGGACAAGACAGCAATGGAAGAGATTGCAACAGGGTTTGATGTACACAGCTACACAGCGAAAGTTATCTCTGATGCAGGTCAACCAACGACACGCCAAGAAGCTAAGGAACACACCTTCGCACCCCTCTTTGGCGCAACTGGTTACGGAAGAACCAAAGCTGAGCAAGCTTATTACACACACTTCATAGAGAAGTATAAAGGGATTGCTGCATGGCATAAAAAGCTAGGTGAAGAGGCACTAAGGTTTCTTAAGATTACTAATGTGTCAGGCCGACAGTATGCTTTTCCTGAAGTTACACGCCGCAGCAGTGGCACACCAACACACTTCACTATGATTAAGAACTACCCAGTGCAAGGTTTTGCCACAGGTGATGTTGTCCCTGTTGTACTAAATGAAATGCACAAACGATTACAGCCTATGGAGTCCTGTCTTGTGAATACAGTTCATGATTCAATGGTTGTAGATGTACACCCTGAAGAAGAGGAGCAAGTAATTCAAATGGTTAATGATATGAATAATGATCTGAATGATCTTATTGAGGAAGCCTACGGTGTCACTATGAATGTGCCTCTATTATTAGAAGCAAAAATAGGTACAAACTGGCTTGACACAGTTGATGTGTAGTGTATAACTAAGACTCTTTTGACTCTATAGAAAGGTATAGAAATGAGTACAGAACTATCAATCGCAACAGAGCGCGGTCAATCAATGGCAGAACTAATGGGCGTATCATCTACAGCCCCTGCTGAGTCAACACCGTCCATTGCGCGGCTTGGTATGATCCATCAGCCTATCATGGGTGAGGTGGAGTACAACGGTAAAGCAATCAAGACAGAGGTTATTCCTGTCGGTGCGTTTACCTTCACAAAGGGTGACACCAAAGTGTTCAGCACAGGTGTCTCTGTTCGCATCTTCGCCCAGCGCAATCAATGGCAGCGTTGGAACAGTGAGACAGAAGAGATGGAGAAATCTGTCTTGTCTAACTCATTGAATGGCGATCTAAAGGATAGCATTGGTGGTCTAAACCTAGGGCGTCCTTCAGGTTACATTGAAGATTTCCAATCACTTCCTGAGGAAACTAAACGGGTCATCCGTAGTGTTAAGCGTGTCAAGGTATTCTATGGTACTGTAACACTAGACAACCCTATGGATGAACAAGGACAGCCTGTCAGCGGTGAGTTTGTTGATGAACCATTTGTTATGGATGTAAAGAACCGTGACTCATTGAAGAGCATTGACTCAGTGTTGAATGGTTTGCAGCGCAAGAACATCCTGCCAATTATGTCTACTGTTAAGTTGGTAGGCGTAGAGGATAGCATCCCAACAGGTGCTAAGTTTGGTAAAATCGAAGCATCACTAGGTGATCGCATTGATATTGCTGAGGCAGATAATGGTATGCTCAAAGATTTCATTGAGCTAATTGAGTACAGCAATGGTAAGATTCTTGATCTACACCATGAACGTGCCAAGGGGCATACGGATGAAGACGAAGGGCTTGTTCAAGAAATCCTAAACAATGATTTTGTAGAGGTGGACGAGTAATGAATCATCCTGCTGAATTAGCTGTCTACAGTTTCTTGCAGAAAGCTATGGCTGGTGAATCGTCAATGGCAGAAGAGGTGACCAAACAGGTTGCCTCTGATGTCGAGGCTGCGTTGAACAAACAGTTTAACTCAGGCCCACGTGACGAGTTTAAGCTACGTATGTCTAACATAGGTAAGCCTAAGTGCCAGTTGTGGTTTGAAAAGAACGATCCTGAAGACAAGACACCTCTGCCACCACACTTCCTGATGAACATGATCCTTGGCGATATTGTTGAGGCTGTGTTTAAAGGTCTGTTACGTGCTGCAGGGCAAGAGTTCAAAGACAATGATCAAGTAACGCTAAAGCTTAAAAGCGGTAAAGAGATCAATGGCGAGTACGACATGGAAATGGATGGTAAGATTGACGATGTTAAATCTGCATCCCCGTGGTCATACAAGAACAAGTTTGCATCCTTCGATGCCCTAGCACAAGGTGATAGCTTTGGTTACATCGCACAGCTTGTAGGGTACGCCACAGCAGCAGGTAAAGATGTTGGTGGTTGGTGGGTAGTCAATAAAGGTAATGGTGAGTTCAAGTATGTGGATGCCTCTGAGGTAGACAAAGAAGCGGTACTGGATGACATCGAAGCCCTAGTGGATTACATGGATAGTGATGCGCCGTTTGAGCGTTGCTTTGAGCCTGTGCCTGAGACATACTATCGTAAGCCTACAGGTAACATTGTGCTACCCAGCGCATGTAAGTTTTGTAGCTTCAAGCACAAGTGTCATCCCACTTTACAGACACTACCAAGCCGTGCTTCTAAATCAGCTAACCCACCTGAGGTGGACTATGTGTTTGTAGGCGATGAAGCGCAGACATCTTAGTAAAACATATCGTAGTGGCTTAGAAGAAGAAGCCGCTGCGTTTCTAAAAACTAGGCAAAAGAAGGTAGAATATGAAAAGCTTAAGATTGAGTGGGAAGACCTTAAGTATCGTACATACACGCCAGATTTTGAATTGGACAACGGTATCATAATAGAAACTAAGGGAATCTTCAGTGCTGCAGATAGACGCAAACATCTTGAAATACAAAGGCAACATCCTAATTTAGATATTCGCTTCGTGTTCAGCAATGCTAATGCAAAGCTTTACAAAGGTGCTAAATCTAGGTATTGCGATTGGTGTGAACAAAAAGGTTTCAAGTGGGCGCACCGTGTGATACCAGAAGGTTGGTTACTTGAGAAAGGTAGTCGCATGAAAGAACAACGATTAAAAGTGAAACGGAGAACATGATGAGCTACAAAGTACAACCAGGTGAGATAGCTATAGTCTTGCGTCCACTAGAAGACGAAGAAGGTTACTGGAACGGACGGTTAAACACAGGGCTTATCTTCGGTCCTGAGAAACATGCTGAAGCTATGAAGGTAGGTTTAGACATTGCTATCACTATGGCGGCAACAGAGCGTTTCTTAGAAGACTATCCTGAATTTATGGAAGACTATGACTACTACAAAAACTTAATCCTTCAAGAGGTATTTCCTGAGGCTCATGCTGAAGCACTAGCACAGGTAGAAGCTGAAGAAGTAGAGGCTGATGGTGGTGTTAAGTATGAACGTGAAGATAACGTAATTCGCCTCAATAGATGGACAGAGACAAAGGGAAGCGCATGAGAATCGAACCTACATTAACTACAATTACTGCATCATCTACGTCACATGAAATGGAAGTAGACCCAGTAAATAAACCTGTTCACTACAATCAGGCAGGGATAGAGTGTATTGATGCTATTGAGGCAATGACAGAAAATATGTCAGGTACAACAGCACCACATGCAGCAAACGTACTAAAGTATTTGTGGCGGCATGAATATAAGAATGGTCTTGAAGATATTGATAAGGCTATCTGGTATCTTAACCGTTTGCGTAAGCGATACGTGGAGAACCATAAATGAAAAAGTTCAGCGTCACGTTTGTTGTAGAGATGGACGAGGATAATAATATACTGTCTTCGTTTGACGATAATCATGAAGAAGATGTACATGATCTAATCACTAATGTGATGTATGATGTTGATGATGTAAAGATAGACAACCTAACTGTGAAAGAGAGGGCATAGGTATGGATATACTGCACTACCAAGAAGATTATATTAATATGGAAATGAATGAATATCAAAATAAGGCTGCAAATACTGCTATCTATAAAGCAGAACATGCAGTAATCTACCCAGCGCTGGGCTTAGCTGCAGAAGCAGGTGAGGTAGCTAACAAGGTAAAGAAAATCTTACGTGATGGAACGTTTAACCGTGAGGCTATTGCAGATGAGGTAGGTGATTGCTTATGGTACATTGCTGCCCTATGTCGTGACCTAAACGTAAACATGGCAGACCTAGCAAATAATAACCTTCAAAAGCTAGATGACCGTAAACGCCGTGGTAAAATTGCAGGATCAGGAGATAAGCGTTGAGTGATATGATTATGACACCTGGTTTTACCAAATCAGGTAGACCCTACATGGTATTCGATAATGTATTTACGGATGATGCATTGTCTCGCATGATGTTAGAAATTGATCTTAACATTAAACCTCTGATGCGTAGAGAAAATACAGGTGGTACAGAAAAGAAACATACTAATGCAATATTCTTAAATGAAGTGTTCAAAGACTCTCAGGCTTCTAACATATATAAGAATACTAGAAAGTATATGACCCCTGAAATGATGGGTCCACTTTCTGCGCAACACTGGGCTTTTGATGCTTTAAACGGTGGAGAACTTACAGAGTCTATTCAGATACTATATTATGAAGACAAAGATAACTACGGACAGCATACAGACGTTAGCATTATGACTATGTTATTTTGGGCTTTCAAGCAACCTAAAGGTTTTGAAGGTGGGGATATTATACTTGATAATGATGTAACGATTGAGTGCAAGCATAATAGAGCATTAGCTATGTCTATGAAGCTAGCTCATGAAGTAACACCTGTAAAATATACAGCAGATGTACCTAATAGAGGACGTTACTGCATATCAAACTTTTATAATTTTCCAAACTATCAATGAGGAGATAGACATGAATAATTACTTACCAACCGACTATCAATCATTCATCCACAAATCACGTTATGCTAAATACTTTGATGGTAAAGGCCGTGAGAATTGGGATGAAACAGTATCACGCTATATGGAAAACATTGTGCGTCCTATTGCAGGTGATGACAGCTATATCACTCAGATTGAAGAGGCTATCCTTAATCTAGAGATTATGCCCTCTATGCGCTCTATGATGACAGCAGGGGCAGCAGCAGCACGTGATAACACATGTATGTATAACTGTTCTTATGTAGCTGTAGACAAGCCTACACGTTTTGACGAAGCTATGTTTATCCTATTGTGTGGTACAGGTGTAGGGTTCTCTGTAGAGCGCCAGTACATCAGTAAGCTACCAGAGGTACCAGAGAAGTTATTTGACAGTGAAACAACTATTGTAGTCAAAGACAGCAAAGAAGGTTGGGCGAAAGCGTTCCGTCAACTATTGGCACTACTATGGACAGGTGAGATTCCCAAGTGGGATGTATCAAAGGTACGCCCTGCAGGTGCGCGACTAAAAACATTTGGTGGACGCGCTTCAGGCCCAGCGCCTCTAGTTGAACTGTTTAACTTTGCTGTCACTACATTCAAAGGCGCACAAGGCCGTAAGCTTACTAGCATGGAATGTCACGATCTAATGTGTTTTATAGGACAAATCGTGGTAGTCGGTGGGGTACGCCGTTCTGCTATGATCTCTTTGTCTAACCTAAGTGATGATCGTATGCGCCATGCTAAATCAGGGCAATGGTGGGAGACAGCAGCGCACCGTGCGCTAGCTAATAACTCTGTAGCCTACTCAGAGAAACCAGATATTGAAACGTTTATGCGTGAATGGACAGCCCTTGTGGAGTCTAAATCAGGTGAGCGTGGTGTGTTCAACCGTGAAGCATCACAGAAACAGGCTGCTAAATATAACCGAAGGGATAGTAATTGGGAATTTGGTACTAATCCATGCAGTGAGATCATCCTCAGATCAGCGCAGTTTTGCAACCTTACTGAGTGCGTTATCCGCGCCACAGACAATATTGATGATATTGAACGTAAAGTAAAGTTTGCTACGATCTTGGGTACAATTCAATCTAGCTACACTAAGTTTCCATACCTATCTAAGGATTGGCAGCGTAACACAGAAGAGGAGCGCCTACTAGGTGTGAGCCTAACAGGTATCATGGACAACCCTCTTATGACATCTGCGAACAAAGGATTGGAGAAGACTCTTGAGCATTTACGAAATATTGCTGTCGCCACTAACGCTGAGTGGGCTGATCGTCTTGGTATCCCTCATAGCGCTGCTATTACCTGCGTCAAGCCATCAGGCACTGTCTCGCAGTTGGTGGATAGCGCCAGTGGTATACACTCTCGCCATAGCCCCTATTACATACGTACTGTACGTGGCGATAACAAAGACCCACTAACACAGTTCATGATTGATAATGGTATCCCTAATGAACCTTGTGTGTTTAAGCCTGATAGTACTACAGTGTTTAGCTTCCCACAGAAAGCCCCTGCAGGTGCAGTTACACGTAATGATATGACAGCTATTGAACAGCTAGAAACATGGCTTACGTATCAACGACACTGGTGTGAGCATAAACCATCGGTGACTATCTCAGTACGGGATTCTGAATGGCTAGCTGTAGGTGCGTTTGTATACGAACACTTTGATGAGATGTCAGGCGTATCATTCCTACCACACTCTGATCATACTTATCAGCAAGCGCCTTATCAGGATTGCACAAAGGAACAGTATGAAGAGCTACTAGCACAGATGCCAGAGCGTATTGATTGGACTAAGCTATCAGAGTATGAGCAAGAAGATAACACTGCAGCTATGCAGACTCTAGCTTGTTCAGGTGACTCATGCGAAATCGTAGACCTAACCGCAGCCTAGGTAAGGTACCGTCACCCTGCGTAAAGGTTTGCCGAATAGAAGGTGAATACTGCGTGGGGTGCCTACGCACTACAGACGAGATACGCGATTGGATGATCATGTCTGAGTATGAACAAAAGAAACTACTATATGAACTAATGTGGAGAAAAGATGACCTACGTAGTCGTATCACGAAATGATTGTAGCTACTGTACATTGGCGACAGAGTTACTCAAAAAGAATGGGGTAGCATATACTTGTTACTCATTAGAGTCGTCCCGATGGGTACTTGACCTTTTCAAAAAGGCTGATATAAAGACGGTACCCCAAGTATGGGATTCAAAGGGTAATCACATAGGTGGTTATACAGAGTTGCAGAAATACCTAGAAGGAGATTAATATGTTCGCAACAGCATTCGCATCAATTGTAACAGCATTTATTGCTGTTGGTGTTATTAAAGAAGTAGCAGTACCAGCAGGTACATACGCTTATGAAACAGGTACAGAATTGTATCAAGAACATATCGTTGGCACTAACTAATGTATGTTTTGGTAGCCATATTGTTTATGGGACAACAGTTCTATAAAATTGATCCTGCCCCTATGCTATTTCCAGATTATGAAATATGCATGATGGCTAAAGAATTGTTGGACGAAAACCTTATGGCTACCGCCCCAACTGAAGATGCATGGGCAATCACTTACTGCAGTGAGGTGCCGAAAGGAGTTTAATATGCATACATGTAAGAAATGTAGCGTAGAACTAAACGATAACAACTGGCATAAAAGCTGGAAAAATAAAACATTTAAATGTAAATCCTGTGGTCAAAAAAGTGATGAAAAAACTAATAAAACACGCTTATATCTAGATGGTAATTACATTCCTAAATACAGCTACATCTATGAGTTGTTAGGGCCGGGACGGTTTAAAACAAAAGACCTACTATTAGCTGAAACTAAATTAGAACAGCAGGAAGAAGGTTACATCTACATAGTTGTCAATGAAAATGCATATCCAGGTTGGGTAAAAATTGGTATGACAGTACAGCCAAACAAACGTTTAGGTAGCTTTCAAACTGGCTCACCTTTTGCTGACTATGAAATGGTCTATACCTTACCTGTAAGTAACAGGCGTAAAGCTGAAAAGGCTGCACATAAACTAGCAAAGAAACTTTGTGAGCAACATAGTGGTGGTGAATGGTTTAAAATGTCAGTAGACCTAGCCAAAGAAGCAATCAATGGATGATAACATTACAGATTTCCCAAAGAAGCCCGTGAGGAGTAGACGCAAAACAAACTACAAAGGTGCTGCTAATAAGCAGACATCAGGTTTTGTTGCTCGTACTGATAATCAAAAGGCTTTATGGGATGCAATGCGCGAGAACACTCAGGTCATCGTACTTGGGTGTGCTGGCACAGGTAAAACATATGTTACCGCTACCTATGCAGCAGACCTATACACGCTAAAGGAAATAGATAGGATCATTATAACACGCCCTCATGTGGCTGTTGGTAAAGACCTAGGATTCCTACCTGGTAGCCTTGAAGAAAAGACATACCCTTGGGCATTACCAGTACTTGATGTACTGCAGAAACACTTAGGTAAAGGTACCGTAGATACAGGAATAAAGAATGGTAACATTGAAATGGCACCTATTGCTCTTATGCGTGGGCGCAGCTTTGATAATGCCTTTATAATTGTAGACGAAACACAGAACATCACGACACATGAGCTTAAGATGTTGTTGACCCGTGTAGGTGAAGGTAGTACAATTGTACTCAATGGTGATATTCAACAGTCAGATTTGAAAGAAGCAGATGGTCTATCAAAGATCATTCATCTAGCAAAGAAGCACATGTTGCCTATCCCTATTATTGAGTTTGGTGTGGATGACATTGTACGCAGTGATATCTGTGCTGAATGGGTTAAGGTATTTATGAAAGAAGGTTTATGAAAATAGAAGACGAAGCTAAAGCCTTCACTGATGCTAAAAAGAAAATCTTTATTAACACACTAGAAAATCAGATTAAAGAAATTAAACAGCTTATCAGTGATAATCTTTGGGAGAGTCAAGAGAAAGAGGAAGCCCTGCTTAAGTTCACAGAAGCAGTACTATGGACAAAACATACAGCAGACATGCATGGAATAAAATAAAGGGGCCGTTTGGCCCCTCTTTTATTTACCTATACCCTTAAAGAGTTTATTTGTTTGCTTTCCCCCATTAAGATATATGAGGGCCATTGTAGTATGTCGAGCCTGTTTCTCTAAATCATCAAGCTCTGGATCATCATAGATACTACCCACAGCTTTGTTATAACTCATATCGTCATAACCAAACTCACCCCTGACAGACTCCCAGTAAAGGTTAGCCATGCTACGCTCTTGACGAGATTGTGCCTGTACTTCACCACGAACATAGGCATCAAAATCAGGACTCTTACCAGCCATAGAGACTAGATGCTCTTTAGCTGCAGTACGCATATCGCTAATCTTATTTTTAACAAAGTTCTGAACCGCGATCTTTTGCGTCTTGCTGTCTGCTGCTTTGTATTCATTTGTGTTTAGAAGTTGAGTATTAATCTCTGCAGCCAACGCACCTTGTAATGATGATTGTACTAGAACTTCAAGCGCTGGGTTCTTCTCTCTGTATGGGTTATACAGTTTAAATGGATCAATCTGTAGCCGTGACATTTCACGCTGTAGTTCATTCTTAGGCTGTGTACCCACAAAACCAGTGACCTGCTTGACCAGAGGGTTCTGCACACGAATAGGCCCATCACTAAAGATGTCAAACCTAATCATGTCGTAACCTGTGTCACCCTTAGTAGGATCAATCATAGTCTGATATTGTGTACGAGCGCCTAGTCCTGCATACTTAAACATAGAACGGGCTTGCTCTTCAGTGATCCCCTCTGGCAAATCCATATCACCAAAGTTAAAATCAGGTAGCTGTCTAAACATACGCTGGAAGCTAGCCATGCGTAGGTTGAAACCTTTCTCAAAGATAGGAATCTCTACGTAGTATGATGTTGCTGTAGGATCACGTGTCTCTGGTAGATAAGATGAACGTGGATCAAACTGACCATAAAAATCTTTCACAACTGCTGCAGGGTATGTGTATGAAGCAAAGTAGTCAAAGAAAGTATCAAGCGCTGGGGTAATATCTCCTGCTTCTACAGCTTGGAACATCTTATCAGCTATACCTGCATTAGGTCTAAACTCTGTACCACCTGCGATCTTAACAAACTCACGTAGCAGCATTGACGGGTCTTTGATCTCTTCGCCGTTCATAACACGAGCTACCATGTTAGCTGTCCAATGCGTTGCGGCTGCTGGACCCAGCGCAGCTTGTGCATTGTAGATTTGCCCATCTCTACCTTCAGCCTCAAACCATTCACGGCCCTGTTCAATGTTATCTTTCTGAATGCTATACGCACCAGCAAACATTGTAGCGCCTGTCATGAAACGGGCGTAGTCCTCTGTCATGGCATTCTTAAAACCACGCCGTGCAATGGTTAAACCAGTGTAGTCACTGATGAACTTAGCCTGTGATGCAATATAACGAGGGAATGGGATAGCCACAGTCAATCCTGAATCATGGATAAACTTAACTGTCTTACCTACAAACTTATTAGTCTCACTGGCACCCTTACCACCAAAGCGGCGTTGAAAGGTGAACGCAAAGCTTTCGTTCATAGCCTTGTCTAGTACATCCTCTGGGAGCAGAGATAGTGTACCTTTCTCTAGCATCTCCATTACAGATGTGCCAATCTTCTTATTGCCTAGCTGCCCTAACTGGCGATCAATAGAAGCTGTAATAACAGCACGTTTAAACACGTGGTCAGACATTGTGTTCAGCACATTAACTGCGTTACCTACCTTAGATAAACCTGTATTCTTAACAACGTTTGACTCTGCTTGTGCTGCATCAAGGAATACACGCGCCATCTTTTCTGGTGCTTCCTGTGCAAGCATTGTTGTTAATGCTTCAGACACGTAGTTGTCATACGTAAGGTATGTTAATGTGTTTGCACTATTTCTAAACGTAGAAGCTGCAGCAGCACGTTCACCCCTCACACCACGAATAGCAGCAGCATAGATGTTGTCAACCATATCAATACCTGTCATGGCTACACCAAAGATATTGTTACGCATTGTGGTTGCAGGCTGTGATGTCATAAACGCACGACGAAGGTTTTCAACCTCTTTAAAACCACGCCAGATTTTACCTGATACACCTGTCATAGCGTCTAGCTGTGCTTGTGTTAGCTCTGTAGCCTCACGCCCTGAGATAGATGACATACCTTCATCATACAGCATGTCTAGCTTACGTCTGAACTCTTTAACATCAATAGGCTTAACCTTAACACCGCCACGGCTTACAAGGTTACGCTGTGCGGCAAGAGTACGAGCAGCCTCTGATACTTCTGCTGCATATGCTGCGCTTAGCTGCCGCTTGGATAGGCCATACTTCTTAGCTATTTCATCAAACATAGCTACGCCATCACCCGCTTCCATGCGCTGGGCTAGAAACTCTGTGATGCGTTGGCCTTTCTCAGGCTTAACACCTAGCTCTTTAGCTAGCTCAAATGATGCAGCGCTTAGACGCTTGATTGTGCCTCTGTCAAAACCACCAATTAAACCATCTGGTAGATTTTCACTAAGTATAGTTTCTTTAACATCTACACCCTCACGTACAAGCTTAGGATCAATAGAGCGTAGTATCTTACTTGTTGTATAGCTTAGAAGTTCGCTGTCTTTAGTTGATGCTTGTAGCAGTGTATTGTTAGCCATTTCTTGGGCTGCAGCAATCTCTGCTGCTCTAGTTTCCCTACCCGTAGCGATAGTACTTGCTAATCTCTTGGCTGCTCTATTCTGGAACTGATTGCCTATTAAATAAGCACCACTAGAAACTGTGCCACCTAATACAGCAGAAGCACCAACATTGACTAGATTAACATCATAATCTTCGCCAATCTCTTTACCAGCTTCCTCTTTTAGTTTCTCAATACCATAAGCTGTTCCACCAGCAACAGCGCCATCAATAGCACCAACTACTGCAGCTTTACCTAGTTGCTTTTTAGCCAATCCACGTAAAGCCATCAAAGAGGCTGCTCTAGTACCCTGTGCAGCAGCAGCACCCGCACCCCCAGTGAAAGGAACAGACAGCGCTGTAAGATACGTTGTAGGGGCTGTAATAATACCCTCTGCATAGTCACGTATCTTAGCGCCCCCACCATCAAGCATACCCTCTCCCTTGGCGCGATCAAATGCATACATCAAGCGCCCAAAAGCTTGCTTATCTTTATCTGATGTTTCTGGCGATTCAAGATAGTAGTAATCTTTAGCCATAGTCATTTCATTTGTACTCTGTACGCGGAAATGTTCTAGGATATCGTAAACGATTTGCTCTTTACCTGCAGCACGAATGTCATCGTCCGTGTACCCTTTACGAGTACTACGAAGGAAGGTAATAGCATCAGTAAGGAACTCTTTGTTGTTCTCTAAATCTGACAGCTTCTTATCCTTCATACTCTCTTCTGTGTAGTATGTATAAGACATTGCCGTTCCTTACTGTAATAGTTCGTCTGCTAAGCTTGCCGCCTCAGAATCTACATTACTTGGTGTTGTAGTTGGTGTATCTACAGCTTTTAGTTCGTTGAACATATCCAATGCAATGCGCTCAATTGAATAGCCTGTTTCTGTCATCCACTCTTCATAATCTGGGATGTTTTTCTTTAACCACTGCTCAGAGTATGCACGTGCCTCAAAGATAGATGCAAATGTAGGTTTATCCTCTAGTGCAGCTTCAAGAATTGCAGAATTAATATCCTCAAATAGGTCTTCGTCCTCTGCAGCTTTAACGTCAGGCTTAACATTACCTTCAGCATCTAGGCGGCTACCAGCGTCACCTGCTTGCACCTGATCTCGTGAAGAGAACTTTTCATACCAAGGTGTTTGATCTTTGAAGTTGCTAGAACCTGCAGCCCACATATCAATAGGACGAACTGGAAGACCACGATCTCTGCGTTCATCTCTATCCATAGCTTTCCATTCAGCCTTAGTGTATTTCTCCATCTGAGGCTTCCAAGCATCCTTCATAGCTTGAAGAGCTAATGCACGTGGTCCACCACCAGGTGTGCCTAACATTTCATCTACTGTCATATCATTCTGTGCAGCAATCTTACGAAGGTTTGCAGTAAAGAGTGTATCCTCACTAATAACATCTTCAGGAATGTTTAGTGGTGGTACTACGTCTGGGAACATAGTCAGACCCTCTGGACCCTCACGTAAAGACGGTACATCAGGATCAGCTATTGTAGGAATCTCCTGAGCGCTTAGCTGTTCCTCTTCATTTGGAGACATAGTGAAATCTTTAAGTGCTTCTTCTGTCTGCTCAGTAACAGAGGGTGCCTCTTCTGGCTTTACTTTCATTGCACCATCAGGGGCTTCTACTACAGGCACACCATCATCAATGGTTGTACGCTCACCAGACATGATGTATTCAAACTCTTCATCAGTGATATACTGGTCATTACCATACACTTCAACGATACGCTCAGCTACTGCAGGGCTTTCTGCTACCATAGCCATAAACTTTTGTGTTTCTGTAGGGTTACCGCCAATGCGTTTAGCAATTTCACCCATTGCATCCATACGAGAGTTGCGGTTTGCAAAACCAACATTTAGACCTTTAGCAATAAGAGCTTTTTCTAAACGAGCAAATGTTAGACCAGCATTATCAACAAAAGCATAAAGCTGTTCTTTAGTTTTGCCTTTACCAAATACAGTAGCAGCAAGCTGCTCTTGTGTAAGCTCTCCTAGTCCTGTTACATCGTTTGCTAGCCCGGCTGTACCTAAACGAGTGAAGACAGATGCAAAACGATTCTTTGTAGTATTAAAGTTATCTGCTGTGTAATCAATTTCAACACCTTGGAAAGGACCAGATGCTTTTAATTGAGGGAACGGTGTTTGCTTTATGCCACCAGATGCTTCATACTGTTGTAGCTGCTCAATAGGAACACCCGCTATCTGCATACCCTTAATCATGTCTTCTGCAGACAGGCGTGGGTTCAATGCAAACATATCAGAGATAGCTTTACCAATAGCACCTGTTCTATGTGATTCTGATTTATTGTTTGGGTCAGTGTGGGCAGATACACCCATTAAAATCATACGTAGAGCTTTTGCTGGGTCTACATTTTCGCCTAAGTTGATCTTCTCTGGTAGAGTAAGGCTACCTAAGATTAAGCTCTTATCAATCTGACCAGCAATATTATTCTTTTCCATTACAGCTTTAGCTGCATAGACATTTTCATAAACTTTATTAATATCGTAGTTTTGTACTAATCCAATAAACTCTTCATTAGTTATACCAAAATCCTCTTCCATTTGGTACATCATATCTTCTATTTGTTTTGCATTAGCCTCGCCAGCAGCATATCTAGGTGCTGTACGTTTTGCACTATCAATGGCTAGATCAACATATTTAGTACGTTCTTCTTCACGCTTTTCTATACCCGCAACAAGAGAATCAGTAAAACCCTTAGCACGACCTGCTGCATATGCACCTCTTAACATGGTGTTTACTCCTTAGCCATCAAGCCCTTAGGCTCTTCTTGTTCTTGTGGCTCTTCCACGATCTCTTCTGCTACGACCTCTTGAATCATGTCACCTTCATCTTTACCACGCTGAGATTGTCTGATGGCAAGTTTAGCTGCTAACTTCATTCTATTTTTACGCTCTTTAGCAGGGTTTTCATCAATATAATCATTCATAGTTTCTTTATACGAAATACCTGCCTCTTCAGCCATATTCTTAAGAAGCACACCAATCTGAGGCTGTAGAATAAGTTTAACATCTACAGTATGGATACCATCCATGATACCCTTACTTAGCATTGAACCAGAGATAACACTAATAGGAATACCTAAATCCATCATATCTAATAAGTTATCACTAACCTCTTCATCAGCGATCTTCTTAGTATAATAATTACGTACATCGTCTACTTCATTGTACATAGGTGGCTGTTCCCAAGGAAATGCACCGGGTTCATCTGTAAGAGAGTGGCCGGGAACAGGGCCAGAAAAAACCTGTGATTGAATATCTTTAGAGTCCATAATATAACCTATTTAGTAAATCCTGCGCCGAAGTATAATCCCACAATAGCGGAAACAATGTGTGTATCTAGTGGAGTGATAACAAAGCCTCGTGCCATTTTCCATTGCACAGCTTCCTCTGGTCCAAATAACCAGTTCATGAAACCACCTTGAACCTCTGTATATCCTACATAAACGCTAACATCAGGATACCATACAGCGACTAGCTTTGGCAATACGATAATTGAGAACACAGCAGATAGAGCTATTAGTCTACGTGTCCATGCAAAGTGTTTATCATCCTTACCTGCTTCACGCGCATCAGCTACAGCACTGCGATTAAACTCTGCACGTTGCAGCAGCATCTTTTGCTCTGCTTGTCGGGCCTTGATGGATTGACCCCAAATAGACATGACTCCACCTAAGACGGTGGAGAACAACATTGTGACTAGTTCTAGGGGTAAACCAAACATTACTCACCTAACAATCTTGAGATAATCATCTCACCAAAAGAGTATTCATCTCCAAATGTTTTAGATACAGCGCCTCTATCTTGTATACCTTTGGAGTTTTTAACACCGTGTGGTAATACCATGCGGCCTGTAACACCTTCAAATGCTGTTTTATAAATCTGTGCAAACTCATCCATGTTATCATTAATGATGGCTTCTATCTTTGCGTCTTGTGTAAAGAAAGGCTCTAAATGAATAGTGTTAGACACACCACGCTTATTTTCGCTTCTTGTTTTTACGCCGCGATTTTTATAGTTCTCATAACCATGTTTAGCAGCAAATTCTACAACTAACTGATTAAACTTTTCTGCAGCAGCACGTACTTCTGGTGTGGCATTATCTGGTATAATAACCTCTGTACCTTTAGCACCTTTAAAAGAATTAAAATCTAGAGATATGTTTGGCATGTCTGCAGTAGGGGCATAGTCTGCACGTGACCCATTAACAATCTCTAGACTAGTTACTTTTTTGGCTGGGGGTTCCATGAGGCTAGGGGTATCAGAGCTAGTACTGCTGTCAGTAGTAGTAGTCGTTTCTTCATCAACTGTGTCCTGACTCATTAAGCCCATACGATCTTCAGTACGGGCGTTACCTATCTTTTCATTTGGCTGATATTCAGGCTTAGTAGCTTCTTGCTTTTCAACAGCCGCATCACTAAAATCTAGAGGCTTATTAGGTGCCTTATCTACCATATTTGGATAACGGAGTTTTGTCTCATTCATAAATGCATCAACGCTCTCTTGTGAAATAAGAGGCTTAGGTTTTGTTTGAGGTACAACTGGTTCTTCAGCAGCCTCTTGTCTACTCTTTTCACGAGATGCTCTGATATCATTAACAAATGATTTAAGAGAACCTAATACACCGTCATCCTTTTCTTCTGCAGCATTAGACATAATACCATCTGCAGCCACCTCTTTAGAATTAGCTAAAGACTCAATAGCCTGTGTCTGCATTTTATAAACATCTTGCGCAGATTCAAAAAACCCTGCCATTATTATTACCCCAATTAAATTAGAACGCCCAATCAAGCACTTTATTGAATATAATCTGTTCTATAGCACCACGTGATTGTCCTGCCGACATATCAATTTCTGCTTGTGCCTTAGCAAGATCAACATCTTTACGCATCTGCTCAAGAAGAAGCTGTAGCTCACGTTGCAACTCATTCTGATAAGCTTTAAATGCGTAGCTAATAGAGTCACGCTCATACTGCAAGATGTTATTGTAGCCTGCCATTGTTAGTTCATTTGTAAACAAAGCCGCATCACGGTTTGCTGCATTAATAGCTGCATTATCTGCTAACGTGTATGATTGCGCCCAGTTAGCGTTTGCTTGGGCAATCACAAGAGAGTTAGTTGCGTTAAACTGTTCACGAGCAGCTTCAAGGTTAGCATTAAACTGGGACATAGCATTAGTTTGCCCCGCGTTAAATTGCTCCATTAAATTAGACTGTTCTGTGTTAAACATACTAATCTGTGATGTCAGGTTAGCCATAAATTGATTTGTCTGATTTTCACTAGCTGCATTAAATTGATTAGCAGCATTTGTAGCAGCCTGATCAGACAACATAGCTTTTACCATAGATTGGGCTTTAAATAACTTATCCTGCTGTTGGTAACTAAGATTAGTTAAATCCATCTGTAGGAATGCTTTAGCGTTTTGAACTTCTGCCTGCTGCAGATTAGTTAGGTTAGTTAGGTCTAACTGTGTCATAGCTGCAGCATCAGCAAGAACCTTAGCGTTAGCAGCTTGTAGATTAGCTAGGTCAACAGACTGTGCAAGCCGTGCATTTTCTAGCGCTACCTGCTGTTCAGCAGTAAAGTTCATGTTAGCAATGTCACTGATCTTAGCAGCGTTAGCAACCTTAGTTTGGAAATCTTGTGTGAACTCTAGGCCAAGGAATTTAGCACGTTGTTCTGCTGCAAACATAGCAGCCTGCTGACGGTTGCTTAGGTTTTGTGATTCAAATCTAGCAAACGTCTGTGCATCAGCATTAGCGATGGGTAGAGCAGCTTCCATAGCAGCCTGTACTGCAGCCTGTCCTGCCATAGAGGAAGCGCTAAGACCACGTGAAGCCATCATTGCAGCAGCAGCACGTAATGCACCTGCAGCCCAAGGTGGAGGGTTAGTACCCTCAAAATCTGCCATTAACTGATTAAGTTGGCCTTGTACCGTAGCATTTTCAGAGGGCTGTCCAGTAGCTGCCTCAAAGTTTGTCTCTTTCTTGACGCGATCCATATCGACAGTAGAACCATCAATAAGCTCACCTTCCTCTACTACACGAGTAGGCGCACCCTGTACTGTCTGCGCTTTCTCAATCTGAGCAGCAGTTAGACCAAGCTGAGCTAACTCGTCTGGTGACATAGTTTGAGCTTTTACTAGAGCGTTCTCACCTACCTCACCTGTAACCTCTTCAAGGCGTTCCATGATGTCTTCAACATCAGCAGAAATCTCTAAAGGCTCGTATGTCTCTGTTGTTATTTTATCAGGCTGATCTACTGTTTTAGTAGTATCAACTGTTGTAACATCTGCTTCTGTTTTTGTGTCTACCTGACCAGTACCCTCTTCAATGGTGCCTGCTTCTTTTTGTTCCTCAGTAGTAGTTTCTACATCAGCAGTTGTTGTTACACTGCCGGGATCGTTTAGCAGAGTATCACGTACCTCTCCGGGGCTTGGGACATTTACCGCTTCAAACCCAGAAGTAATATTATTAAGTGCAGCCTGTGCAGCAGCAACATCTGCCTGTGCTTGTGTAACAGCTTGGGCTAAAGCCTCATCTTCAGGGTTAGCCTGTGATGCAGCCATAGCGTCATTTAGTCTTTGTTGTGCATCTGCTAAACGTTGTTGAGCCGCATCTATATCAGCCTGACTATAGCCACCACCTGTAGAGCCACCACCTGTGGAGCCACCACCTGTAGAACCTGTAGCGCCTGCAGCTAAGTAATCATTGCTAGGGTCACCGTCATTAAGAATACGATCTCTTGCGGCTGCTTCATTTTGAGCCTGTATCTCTTCTAATGACATACCACCAGTGTTAAAGCCCTTCTTAACCATACCACCGTAAGCCATATTGATACGCTTTTGTGCAACCATAGCCATTTTACCTACACGTGCAGCAAGCGCTGGGTTAGCAGCAATGATAGCATTCTGTTCATCACTCTGTTTACCCTGCAGAGAAGGATCAATTTTACCTAGCTGGTCTGGTGTAAACCCTGCAAACTTCTTAGCCATAATTATTTATTCCCTATCTGCATCCAAACAGATGCTGCTACAAATGATAGCAATGCAATTGTTGTAATACGTACTACTGTAATCCATACGCTTTTCTTTGTATCTCTATATGCTTCTAATAAACCACGCATCTCTGTAATATCTTTGTGCGCGTCATCATCTAACAAACCAATAGAACGTAAAGCTTCTTTAGCGCCACGTCTAGCTGCACGATCAAGCATAGCCTCTAGTTCTTCTGGTGGTATGTTAGACATTTATCTTACTCTGGTTTAGTAGGCCAAGTGATTGTATTTGGAAACCCTGCCTGCTGTGGGATATTTAATAAATCAGTTCTGTATGTAGTCCATTCAGCTTGTTTAGCTTCCGTAAGATCGCCCCAGCGCAGAGGGTTGGATACCAATGGGTCTACCTCTGTTAGTAGTCTATAATCTCTTTCTGCTCGTACTTCTAATTCAGCTTCTGCATCTAGTTCTGCTTGGGTAGGGGCCACGTAGGCACTGTAGTCTGAACCTATGAGGGAACGTAATAAAGCATGATTAACTGAAGGCTCAGATACACTTGCATCCATTGTGTAAGGTATCCAACCATGTTCTGGGTGGTTTATCTCAACGTCCATGCGGTCAGCGTTTGCGTCTAATGCTACCGCGTTGCGGTACTCTGTGATTTCAATAGTTTCAATAGTCATAATAGTAACTGCCTATCCTTATGAGGAAATCTTAATAAATAAACCATAGCGGGTCACATCCGAACTATTGCTTAAGCCCGCCCAACCCATGTGTCTCCATGTGCCTGACTGAGCAGTTGTTGTCCAATCACCATTCCACGGAGCATTTGGAACGTAAGAATTGCTACCATAGCCAGCAGCAGGGTATAGGGTAGAGCCAGATTTGGTAGTGCCAAAAGTAACACCTACGCCCCTCCATCTCATCAAGGCGTATGTACCTACGGCACCCGCTGTAGTCGGGGGTGTTGCACTAGTGATGTAACCAGCGCCATTACTTAATTGGGCGTTGTTGGTTGGAACTTGTGATGTGGTGGCGTAGCTGCGCCCGTTACTTAATTGGGTATTATTACTTGGAATTTGTGATGTAGTAGCGTAGTTAGCACCATTACTTAATTGGACGTTGTTGGTTGGTACTGATGGAATTTGTGATGTGGTAGCGTAGTTAGAACCATTAGTTAATTGACTGTTATCAGTAGGGATAGTTCCTACTTGTGAAGAAGTTACATATCCTGCACCATTTTGTAATTGGTTGTTGTCAGACGGTACTTGTGCGGTAGTGGCGTAGCCAGCACCATTTGCTAATTGGTTGTTGTCAGTAGGGATAGTACCTTCAGCGTAACGCCCATCTAGATCAACTGTAACATTTGTTGTGCCATTTACTTGTAGTGTTAGTACACCTGTCTGAACATCCCATGACGCACCATCTACATAATAGTTAGCTGATGCACCTGCATCAATCCAATCATAATCTGTACCTGTCCAGCTTAATAATTGGCTGCTGGTAGCTGTTCCTGTGTTAAGGTGTGTATCTACACGTGCATCTGTATAATATACGTTAGTTGTACCTTCAGATAGGTTATCTGTGTTATGGTTTGATAGTGAAGAAACTGTACCTGTTAATACAGCATCTGTACCATCTGTACCAGACTCTAGTATCTTGCTTGTACCGTCAGATGCATATACATCACCTACTAGATCAGTAGTTAGGCTAGATGCTACAGAAAGATCAACATCTGTTACATCAGCACTACCATCAATAGTAAATGAACCTGTTACATCACCTGTAGCAAATGTCACTGTGCGGCCTGTAGACCAAGCATCTGCTGTATCTGCATTACCTGTGACGTTACCTGTAAATGTTGCTGTTACAAGATCAGAACCTACATCTAAAACAGTTGTAGCATCTGAGTTAAGTACATCACCTGTAAGATTGCCTGTTACATTACCTGTTAACACAGCAGCTACTGCATCTGTGCCTACATCTACTACAACAGTACCATCAGCATTTTTAATATCACCAGTAAGATCGCCCGTTACATCACCTGTAATACCGCCACTAAAAGTTGCAGCGCCTGTAAAAGTAGATGTTTCATCAACGCTTAGAATGTCTGTATTAAGAGTGCCATCAAAGTGACCATCTTTAAAAGGTGTACTAGAAGTACCAACATCTAGTGTGTTTGCTGTCTTACCTTTAATCTCTGTTGCACTAACAACAAAATCTGAACTAGGCCCAAGACTATTAATAGTCGCACCACCACCTGCACTACCATCGTGGTTGTGACCTGTTGAGGCATTAAATGCATCCTCAATAGCGTTAAACTCATTGTCTAGATCATCTGCATCAATAACGTTACCATTGGCAATATTGTTATTGGTGTCCTGTCTTGAATATCCTGCCATCTTACTGCCTGTCTTCCTGAGAAAATTCTAATATAGCTGTGTCCAATGTATACGTTGGGTTTGTTGAAAGGTCTTCTATTCTAATAGCTACTGTTTTACCTGAACCTATAACGTTTTTATTATATACCTGATCCACTTCGCCGCCATAGGTAGCCGTACCAAATACAGCATCAGCCGCGCCATAACTAAAAACACCCGAACTTGTACTGTTTATTGTTATTGTATCAGGTTGTATTGTTTGACTATTATTTGGTGAAGCAAAATCGTATTTTAAGTTTAAATCTAAACTCATGTTGCCTGTAGGGTTTGTATACAAGGTCATTTTATAGAATGTTTTACGTATTTGCGGATCACTTATTGGCATATAGGGTGATTCATATATACTCTCAATAGCTGCACCATCAAAGCTATTACCTGTATTCATAGTATACACGTAACCATCACTATGTGCAAACGCTATAATCTCTTGGTCATTAAAATATCTACTATCTGCTACATATGCTTTGATACCTTTAGTGGTTGACCATTGAATACCTGACGCACCTTGTGTGATAAATTTTGTGGCAATTAATCCACGTGCAACATCTTTTTGTTCAGATGCGATATACCCAAAGATTCTGTATTGAGCTTTTTCCCTAAGCACAACAGAGCTAAAGTTTGAAGCACTCTCTAAGAAAGTAGCAGCATCTTTAAATATTCTATCTGAGGCAACATCGAGAGCAAAATCGCCAATACGATCTGTTGCACTTAGTAGTCTAATACCGTCAGGTGCTAGATACATAATATCACCACCAACTTCTTGAATTGTATCGCCGTTGATACAACCAATACTGTCAGTGATGGGTGCCATTAGAAAATCAGCAGCAGTGCTACCTGTGATCTTTTTAATTGAGCTATTAGTGAATACAATTAGCTGCTCACGAAAAACAGCCATACCTGTAATGTCATAACCTACGTTAATTGTCCCAGCGCCGTTGGCTACACTAAAATCGTCAACAGTGTTTGGTGCTGTAAAGATAAGATCACTACCTACTGCATAGAAAGCTGTGTTCTTAAATATAGTTACATGTAAAGCACCTGAAATGTCAGAACTATGATCTGTAGCATTCATAAAGAAAATGGTATTACCTGATGTATTATACACAGCAGGGAAGTTAACACCATCTACAAATATAACTTTATCGTCACCATCAAAGTTAAACTCTACGTGACGAACTTTACCACCATTTGTAAGAGTACTAACGTTATTAGTCATACTCTGCCACGCACCACCAGTACCATAATAATAAACGGTATTGTTTGATGCATTCTTACGAGCAACTACATAGCGACCAGAAGAAATAACCTTTAGTCCAACTACTTCACCCTGACCTGGTACGGTGGATGTACTAAACTTTTCAAAGCCTCTGATTTTAGAGTAGCCACCTTCTTTGTTGGCTTCAAAGTTTTGTAAGATAGTAGCTGAACCAACAGCATTAGCACCCTGCTGTAGAGCAGATAGGTTAGATATCAATCCACCCTTAAACTCAATAGGAAATGTATTCCATTGTGTAGCCATTAGAATCTAACTCTTGAATCTCTTAAATAATCTGTGCGGTTAATATGTAAGCTACGAAGGTGCTTAATACCTTGCTGGAATTTACCTAAAGAAAGTTGTGCGGCTTGTGTGTCACCACGAAACTGATAAACATAATACATAGCACCATCTACAATTACATAACGATATTGTTCTGGTAGATTAGGTACATCTGCAGGATTTTCTAGATCATATGAATCTTTGTAATACTCAAATATTAATTCGTATGCTTTATCTGGTGTAGGAAATAATACAAACTCTCTACTTGGAGTACGTGCTACATACATCGGTGTACTACGATTAGATGACTCCAAGTTATATTCACTATCAGCGTATTTGTCAAGATATTCTTCGTATGACAGCACTCTTAGTTTCTGTGTGCTGACATTTAAACTTTGATCACGCTTAATTCTGAACGTGTTCATGTTTATATTTTTAGCATCGTAAGGGAAGCTATAGCGAGTCGTACCTGCAGTTAGCACCTCAGTTGCCTCAACATGGTTCCAAGGCCATTCAAACTCTTCTTGATTAATATGGCGAATAGCTGAGTTAACAGAGTCCTTAGCAAAACTGTAATAACCTGTAGTGCTAGCAAAGTTTAAGCTAGTAAGCTCTACCTCATTTAATCTACGGTTAACATCATTAACGAGAGATATGTAATCATATGCCATTATTATTTCTCCCTAATGCGTAGAAAGATAGAACGTTCGTACTGCAAACCGCCTGCGGTATTAATCCTACATGTTATAGTATATCGTATATTATTTGTACCCAAACCAAACCTAGCTGTTGCTACTGTGTCGGTGATTGTTCCGCTAACAAACTGAAGACCATTTACAGTTTCAGTATTAGAAACCTGCTCTTTGTTTCCATCTGCATCTTTAATAAACCAAGTAGCTGTAGAAATTGTGTCTGTTCCAAGGAAGCGTGACCAATCTACGCTGTAATCTACTGTTTCATCTGGGTCTTTATCAGGCCATTTGTAAGACATAGCTAGTCCTTATGCTGCAATATAAACAGTTGTGCTGTTTACTGGTATTTTATCTACAACTATTGTTCTGTTTTCAGGTTCAATTATTACTGTGTTAAATGATCTAACGTTTGTTGTATATACTGTTTGTAATTCTGGGTTTATCGTTACTACGTTGTTTCTATCTTGTGCGTTTAGATATATAACTCGTGATCTATCATAGTCATTCGGATCATATACAAATTGTACACCATTGGCTGTTACTGTATCAATAACAATGTCTGCTACTAGAGTCGTTAATTCTCTAGCAACACTTACTGATACTGTGACACCACCCGTTGAAGAAGCTGCTGTTACAGAACCTAGTTCTATTTCTGCTTTTGCTTCTACATCTGCAAATGCATTAGCAACAACATTAGCAACAACAGCACTAACTATTATATTAGCATCAGCGTCAAACGCATCTGCTGCTGTGCCAAACGCAAGTGTAGAACTTACTCCACTAATTTCTGGTGCAGCGCTTAATGTTATTGTTGGTGCTGTTGTATCAGTTGATGCATCTACATCATCTATTTCAACGTCTGCAGCACCTTTATATTCAACTTCATCTAATGCTGTAGTGGCTGATACAGAAGCTAAATTAGTGTTTGCATCTGCATCAAACTCTAAAGCTTCTACTGTAAGCGTGGCTGCTGCTTCAGGTAATACAGGTGCAGCATCTAGTAGTATCTCAGCTATATCAGATACAGAACCAATAGCCGTTGCGCTTGGTAGCGTTATATTAGCGTCTGCATCAAATGCGTCTGCTGCTGTACCAAAGGCTATAGAGCTTGTTACACCTGTAAGCTCTACTGCTGCATCTAGGTGAACATCTAAGCTACCTGCTGTGACTGTAACTGTATCTGAGGGTAGTACTGGGTTTGCAGTTAGATTAACATCTAATGTGCCTGCACTACCTGTAGAAGTTGCGGCTGCTAGTGTAGTATTAGCATCTGCATTAACTGTTATAGATACTGCATCAGAAACAGAAATGGTGTTACCCATTCCCTCGCCATGTACAGTACAATAATATCTTAGAGTACTAGGGGCATCTGAAGCTACTACTATAGTGACAGTAGCGCCTGCCTGTCCTGCTGTTCCTGATGTTGTTACACCAGTTGTATAACTGTTTCCTTGACCGTCTTTAAACGCAAATGGATGTCCTGTATTAGAACTATCCGACAGATCAAATATGTATGTAGTACCTCTTTTAAAGTTTAGAGTCGGGTTTGATACACCGTCTATATAGTATTTGTTACCATTATTGTCGGCAACAGTGACAGTGTAGTTAACTTCTGAGCGAGGTTCTCCATTTGCAGTTACAGATGAAAGATCAACATTAGCAGAGAGTAGAACATCTAAGCTACCTATTGCACTTGTAGCAGATACACCAGTTTGTGGTATGCTAGAGTCTTGGGCAGCAGATGCAGTACCTACTGACGCTGTTGCTGTAACAGCAGAAAGATTAATGGCAGCATCATGTATTACAGAAACAGAACCTATAGAGCTAGTAGCTGCTACACTACCTAATGTTATAGTTCTGTCGTTGTTTACACTAAGTGTTCCAACAGATACAGTGGCAGCTACACCTGTAACAGCTTGTGTTACCTGTATAAGCTGTTCTGCAACCTCTATATCACTTAAGGCAGAATCTGATAATGCTACAAAACCTAGCATAGACCTACTTGCCTTTCTGTGTTATGCCTGTGACTCAGACCATGAAATACGACCAGATACGTTAAACGGTGTTGTTGTATCTACTGTTGAGGGGTCTTCAGTAAGTGTTGCAACAACTGTTAGGACATCTGGTCCATCTGGGAAGGGTTGGTCACCCCCTAGAATTGAGTTACCTAGTGTAGCAACTTCCCCTAGCTCTTGATTGGTAAGCTGCTGTGAACGGGCTGTACCTGTATCACCAGCCGCACGGAATGAAAAGAGTGCCGCACCACCAGAGATTGTATCATTACCACCATGATAAATTAGCTCAGATAGTGATGGGTTTGTAACCCTCTGCCATGCATTAGAAGATAGAAGACCATTCAGAATCAGTTTTACTTCACATGTATGTGTGGTCAAAATAGATACTTGGCTTAGAATAAGTTGCATTCTGTTGATAATTTCACGCTCCCCAAGCTTTCCAACTGTAGATGTGTCAACAGACGGAGCTAAGCGTACACTAATCAGAGGAATATTTCTTGTAACCTGTGCCGCGTCAGCACCACCGTCACCAACATCTAGATCAAGAGTATAAGTACTTGTTGTTAATCCTGTTTGGGGATCAGGGGTGGGTAGTGATGTAGGCGCTCTGTCTATCAACATAAGCGTTCTTGTTCTATCTGTAGAACTTCCCTCACCATAAATTCTGGAAAAAATACTGGGTTGGTAAGGTTGATAGTATGTAGCATTAAAGTTTTCTGGCAACGCAAGTTTTGTACCACTAGCTAAACCTGCCCCAGTAATTTCTACTCCAGCAAATGCAGCATTAAGCTGCGAGTTTGGCACCTCTACATGAACTGCATAGTTTAGGACTATATTTCCATTTTTAGGTTCACGATATTTCTTTAACGTTTCAACCTCACCCACAAACGAAACACTATTTGAGCCAGATGTTGTAATGTTGTTGCCTGATGCGTTAAAGACATAAGCTTTATCATCATCAAAGCGACCATCCATAATAACTGATGTACCCCAATGTGCTAGTGCAGGAACATATGTTGGCTGTCCAGTATTTTGAATCTCATAACGCGCTGGGATGTTACCTGATCGCATGTACGCTTCTGTCTTAAAGTTACCATGCACAAATTCATGTACATATTGAACTTTACCGTGCTGGTCTTTAAAGCCAAAGCGTACTTTACCTGCACCATACCATGAATAGTCGATGTAAGCCATTTGGATTCTAGCTAAATCTAATTTAAAACCCGTGTAGCCTGTACCATCAGCTTTATCTAAATTCCAATTTTCTTGTGGTACTGAGGTAGTTTCAGTAACTGTGATAATAACACCTGATGCATCTACACCACGATAACTTGGTGTGATATGCGCAAGCGTATCACTAGATATCTTTGTAATTTGATAGCTTTGTCCTTTTATAACTATGTACTGACCTTTATTTAGTTGCGATTGAAACTTAGTATTATTACCTACTACATCACCGCTTCGGAAAGTAACCTGAGCTGTACCAGATATTTGTCTGATTGATGAACGTCTAGAACAGAATAATCTATCCCCATCATAGGAAAAGAATAAGCCGTTTTGATCATCAAATAATCCACATTTTAGTGAGCTATTTCTCCAACCTTTTACATAAAATTCAGCATTACCACTAATTATTTTATTGGCATCTGCTGTAACACCTGTGTCAAAAACTGCTGTATAATCATCAACAATAGATGAAACTGTGCGCGTACCATTAAAAGCTGTCGCACTAGACCCTGTTGCCTCTGAAACTTCAATTTCTAAACCTGCTGATAATCTGTGTGGAAATCTTGTTTTAATATAAAGATCACCACTACTGTCATAATAAGCATCATCAATTTGCGTTGTAGGACTAAAGTTAACAGCAAATGAAACCTGAATACCTTTACCTGATTGGTATCGGAAATACTTACGTGTTTGACGTATCATTTGGCTATCAGGATTCGTTGGTGGTATTAATTCCACTCCACCATCATATGGTCTGTGGAGCGCAAACCCATCAGGACGTAGTAAAAGTTGAGAGCTTACATAATAATCACCATCTGAAATAGAGTCATCATATTCTTCTGTAACCTCTAATTGTGTATTACTATTTACGTAATCTATGGTTCTCTCAATTGGCCTATCAGTTGAATCTAATTTTACTATACCTCTTGTGGATAGTGAAGAGACATTCACGGTACTTAAATCTATTCTGTTTACATTAGCAAGCGCATCAGCCTCTGAGTTGTAGAGATAAAATGCATTACTAGAAAGAAGCCTTATGAAAAAAATGTCTGTACCGTTAGTATTAGCAGGAAAAGCAGTCCCTGTGAATCTAATAGCATCGCCATTTGTAAGGTTATGAGAAATAACAACCGCTGAATCTTGGCTGTAAAGTTGTATGTAATCACCACCACCGTCAGAATAATAAGGATTCACTACTATAGGAGGTGTTATCTTAATAGTGTCACCTGGTTTGAATATAGAATTAAATAGAGTCCCATCACCAACAAGTAGTGTACTACCAGAAGACGCTGAAACAGTACCAGTACCAGTGGCAGCAGCTACAATACTATTTCCTTGAAATGTAATACTATCAGTAACAGGAGCCGCCACACCTGAACTAGGGCCAGTTATTGAAACATTAGTCCCCTCAAGAGCATCACTTGATGATGCAGCTAATTGAAAGCGATCTCTATCCAAGGGAATTACATAATAGGTAGTACCACTTGTTATACCTGTTATATGAGTTGTTGTTGATGTATATTCTACATCTGCACCTAATGAAAAACCGTGGCTTGGATAGTAAAACGCATCTTGACCAGAAAGTAAAGATTGCTGAACAGTTGTCTCAATCTTACGACCTTTAATGGTTGCATTAGATGATAATGTAAAAGACATTTGATCTGCTGAAGTAGAAGCTAAAGAATAGTTGCCATCTGCTGCACCAACGAAGGAACTACTAAGATTATGTGTTTCGTTTTGTGCGGGTTTACTAGTTAGATCAACTGCGTAGGTTTCAGTAAAAGAAGGATAGTTACTTGGAACCGTTATTGAGATTCTATTAGTGTCAGCTAATGCATCTGCCTTTGTGTAATGCAAAGAAAATTGTCTACTGGTGATTCTATTAATATAGTATATACCACCAACTTTTAAATTTCCCACAGGTGTTCCAGAATTTTGATTGTATAAAACGGCGCTACCTGTAGTAAAATCAATAACGCTATAATTGTTAATTGTACTATATCTGGTAAGTATTGAGTTATCTGTTCTAAAATAACCTGTATTTAAATAATAAGAGAAAGAGCTTGAAAGAACTCTCGCCCCTGTTACTAAGGCAGGATTAGATGCAAGACGGAAGCGGTCACCTGATTTTCTATAAACGTAATAAAGTTCATCATTTACTAAACCACCAATAGCAGTACCGCCATTAGTATTATAAAGAACAGCATCACCTTCTTGGAAGGTGCTGTCTTCTACATATACCGTGTCGCCATTATCATTATATTGAACTATAGTAAGAGTAAACTGATCTCCAGCTTCAGCAAAAGAAGTAAAATTAACTTCAGATGTACCGCTTAGTAATCTAAAGCGATCATTAGTAACCTTTTGAACTGTGTAAGTGTTTCCACTTGTTAATCCAAATTGACCAATACCATTTGTTAAAGTATAAGTTACACTATCTCCTGTGTTGAAACCGTGGTTCTGTAAATATATTGTATTTCTATTAGGGTTTAAAGTAATAGGAACAATTATATCAGTATTAACCACAGTAGAAAGGCTCATTCTAAAGGAGCCATTTACACTAGGATAAACGTAAAAATACCCTGCATTGTACACAAGGAATATTCTATTATCAGAAGTTGCTAAGGATTCAAAGTTTCCTACTGTACCACCGCTGCCAAATGTAAATTTACCGCCGCCATCAACACTACTATCAGTGGTGTCTTCACTCATAATTAGGTGGCGACCTAAGGTAGCGCCACCATCAAAAGAATTATCACTATTGGTGGCGGTGTTTGTAAAAGCTACAGTGGGCCAATTCCAATCATATATGCCATTTAGGTTGGTGTAATTATAAAAATAATCACCTGTGGTGCTATTTTCCATCATAGTACCAGCTAAAAACTGGTGCTTAAAATTTTGACGAGTGGGTATGCTGGTAATTGTTACTCTACCTGCTGAGTTATTGTTAACAGCGTTAACATATTCACTTCTATCCCATATACGAAGTGTGGTGGAATTAATATATCTCCCAATATACATTTGGCCTCTTACTAGACCGCCAATTGTAGTATATTTATTGCTAGTATAAGCAGGTAAATTATAATAGAAAGAAAAAATATCAAATGTATTATCACCAGTGTACCGACCGTGACCTGAGCCTGAAAATACTATATCTCCATTACTTACTGATACATCATTAGGGTCAATGTAAATTGAACGAGTGCTTGTACCAACCCAATTGTAAGGAGTAATTGTTGAATTTGAAATATTTGTATTATCCGATGCCTCTGAGGAAACATAACCCACTGTTACTGTAGTTGTACTTGTCGAAGTATTATCTGGTTCAACATCATCCGTTTCAAAAGATACACCTGATGATGCAAAACTATTAGTCAATGCGAACTGTGTTCCTGTTACAAAATCAGTTGGATATTCAGTAGTAACAGTTAGAGTAGAACCTTCAGTTACACCGTCAGAAATAATACCCGCGATACTTCTAATTTTAAACTCTGTACCAGAATATATAGAGCCTTGAAAAACCTCTGTATTAGTTGTCTTAATTGAACCGCTAAAACCTAAATTAGATTTTGCTTGATATGTAAAAGTATTTTCATCAACAACAGATAAACTTGTAAAACCCCCATCACAGAGAGAAGATGAAGTACCTTGAATAAGAATAGGTGTACCACGCTGTAAGCCGTGTGGGTTTGTAGTAACTACTGTTACGGTGTTACTGTCTTGTTGTACGGTTATATCATCTAACTCAAATGATAGATCACCATTACGACTATAAAAAGTAGGAATGTTTTTAGTAAGCTCTAATGTTTCCCATTTAGTTGATTGTAAGCCGTATTCAAAATCGGTATCAATCAAGTTTTCTGGTTGAGAAACTCGAATCTTAGAAACAGGATCAACATAGCTTTCATCAAACTCAATTGTTTGGTTATCCCACTCTACAAAAATTTGCAGATCGTCTGTATCAGACATGCTTGTTGTATCATAATCAAGCGTAATTGTGGTTGAGTAGTCTTCATAGTTAAAAGTAAATGTGCCGCTTTTAGCAGCATCATTAAACAGGTAAATTATATCACCTGATGTAACGTTTGTAATCATCAAAAGCCTACGCTTTGGATACACATCGTCAGTAAGTGTAACTGTTTGCGCTGACGCATCAAACGTATAATCGAAGACTAGCTTTTTTGCCATTTTATTATCCTAGAGCCATTGCTATTGCAATAACATCAGCTTGCTGTATAACCTTGTCACCTGGTAATGTAAGAAATATATCTTTATTACCAGAACCAAAACTTACTTTATTATTTGAGTTAGAACTGTTTAATATAGTTGTTCTTTGTAGTGTGTTTGTAGAAGAAACATATGTACCTATACCTGTTTCCCATTCATCTACACCTGAAGATAATGTAACGATAGTATAATATGTCGTATCACCATCTGACATAACTGAACTAAACGTAACATAGGTATCAGCCGCACCGTTAAGTGCGGCATCCGCTGTACCTGAAACCGATGTAGTTTCTTTTACTCTATCTTTAAGTATAAGAGCCATAATTATGAAATACGGATCACCGCGTTATTCTGATCGTTTGTAGGGAACACAATTGTGAAATCACCAGATGTAGCTGTTACTGTGCCGCCAAAATCAAATACTGCGATGGCACGATTAGCATTTGAACTATTATAAAGAATAGCACCATCTGCAGAAATCGTCAAGTTAGAGAAAACTTCATCTGCAAAATCAACGTAAGCTGTTCCTGATGTGAGTGTAATAACAGGGTTATCTAAAATTTGACCACCTGCTGTATAGTTAGTACCAGTAGCTTCATCTGAGTTACCTGTAACATCAGAGTAATTAGTTGTTGTGGCATCATATGTGCCTGTAGGAGATGCTTTAATCAAAGCAATCTTCAAAGAATCTGTATCTAAATCGTGAACACCCCCAAGTAGTTCTTGCTTGAAGCTGTTGCACATTGCCGTAGTAATTGCCATTGGGAATGTCCTTATAGGTTAAAAGCACAAAGAGGCCAGCATATAGCCAGCCTCTCTGTTTACTTTAATTAAGCTGCGTTGTAACGTGCTGTTACTAGAGCTTCTGGGCGAAGAATTTTGCGACCGTATAGATGCATACCGCGAACAATGTCTGCGAATGAATCTGGGTCACGGTAGTTCTCTACCTTGTTGATTTGCTCAGCAGAAGCAACCGCTTCATCCTGACCTGCAACGATAACACCGAAGTTGGAATCTTGTGCGGTTGTACCTGAAGTACCTGCACCTGTGCCGCCTGCTGGTAGGTTATTTGAAATATAAACACGGAAGCCGTGTAGGTTATTCAATACCAAACCATTTTGTAGACCTGCACCGCCGAAATCCGCGTTAAGCATACGTGAATCTTCGTCTTTAAGCATCTCTACAAATACCGGGTCAACAACGATCCAGCGCCCACGTGCATCAACGTTTGCTACGTCCATTTGACGAGCCATACGTGCTACAACAGTCAAAGGAGACACTGTTAGGTCTGACAATGCTGTTGCACCTGGTAGGCGTGGTGCTAGAGGGATAGAGTCACCTGTTGCATAAGCAACTGGTGTATCTTGACCGTCTTCAGTACCTAGCTGACCAAAATCAGTTGCGTCTAGGTGGTTTGCTAGCAAGAACTCGCCTGATAGGTTAGCTGGTGTGTCGTGCTGTGCATCACCAGATGTAGCAGTGATTTTAGCACCTGCAGTTGTGTGGCCTGACAAGTATGATAGAACGTCTGAGTCCATCGCGTCAGCCATTTTATATGCTGCACGATCAGCAGCTAGGCTAACATAATCAACGTTTGCGAACTGATCTTCGATGTCATCCATTTTGAATGCGAAGTAGTTAGCTTTGTCAATTGTTAGTGAGAAATCTTCATCGTTCAATTTCTCTACAGAGATAGCTGTGTGACGCTCTAGTGCGTTAACAGTTACATCTGGTTCTTTCTGAATACGAACAACATCACCTTGGTTTGCAATCTCACCGAAGTAAGAGTTGTTTGTAATCGCGTTTGTGACAGCAGATTTGCGTAGGGCAATCTGTGCCTGTTTTGAATAAATAACTGGGGACCAGTTACCGTCAAAACCTCCTGATGCGGAAGTAATAGCCATAATTAATTCTCCTTATAGATATGGCGTGAAAAGTGACACTACATATCCACTAAAGAGGCTCGTCATCTAGGGTAGTCAGCTTGCGTTGAAACTGCGCTGTTTCTCTGCGCTGGGCCTGTCATCTGAGGTAGTTCTTTGTGTGGCTAGTGCTTTAAAAGCATACACACTTTATGCTGTGTATATGCTATAGTTTTATCTAGGATGTTAAGAGTGTCAAGCTCTTTTTGTTACATCATAAATAAATTTCCCAGAGCGTTGTGCGTTTAGGATTTCTTCCTGACGCTTCTCATACTCTTTAATAGACATTTTAGCTACTTCTGATTCACGTAGGTACTGTGAAGAGTCCTGTGGATCAATTGTGGGTTTACCTTTAGTTTTAACTGAAGAGGCTGCAGCTTTATCTGCGCTGTTGTCCTTCTTAGTTTTTATACCTTTGTCTGATTTATACAAATCAATGACACGGGCTACAGATTTAGCATCCTCTGTGTTCTCATATAGAGCATCCTGAACCACTTTAGGCTGTGTCTTAGCCCATTCATGGAATGCATCATCTGCACGAATCTCAGAGAAATCAGGATGTAGTGCAGCTAGCTCAGCTTCAGCTTTCTCACGCTTAGCTTTTGTACGTAGCTCCTCAATCTCTTTTAAACGATTGTCTAAATCTGTAGAACGTTCTGCTGCTTTCTTTTCTGCAATAGCTTCTACAATACCTGCTACATCTGGGTACTTCTTAGCCCAAGCTTCTACCTCAGTTTCTGTCTTTGGTAGTACTAGCTCATTCTTAGTTGCTAGCTCCAGCTTATTATTTAGCTCTTCAAGCTGTGCCTTGAACTCAGCATCTTTCTCTTGCATATGCTTGCGAAGATCGCCATAGCGTTTCTTGAAAGATTTTTCTTCAGCACTTAATCCAGCATCTCCCTCAGGTTCTTCTTTGGGTGCTTCTGCTTTAACTTGCTCTTTTGTTTCTTGTTCAGATACACTCGCATCCTGAACTGCGGCTCCCTCAGTGTCTTCGCTACTGGGTTCACTCTGTGTATCGTCGGTTTGATCTTCATCAGTCTCACCACGAGCTTGCCGCTTCAGTGCCTCTAGTTCTTCTTCATCACGCTTAACACGTGCCATATTACGTAAATGTGATGCAGATGTTACATCAATAGTTTGGGCTTCCGACATTTTTTTACTCCTTTATGTGGGGCCAGTCAAGTAGACCGGGTAGCCTTATATTATTATAGGATCGGGTCCAACTTTATTCATCCCAACCTTGCATAGCGGCGGTTTGTCCTTTTGCACGTGGGTCATCATCCCTTACTCTAGTAAGCGCATTACTGTTTTCTGATTTAACCCATGTCATACCATCACCTGCATCAGTACCAATTTTAGAACTATCATCACCTGATTTTACTATGCTGGCGAATGGATCGTCATCTTTACCTGATGAAGTTGTGGTTGAGGGTTTACCATCTCTACGTGATCCACCTAGTGAATCCGCTAGTGAATCACCTTGCACACCAAATCCGTCATCATCAAAGCCTAGTAGATCACCCAACCATGTATCACCGAAATCACCTTGTTTAGTGGGGTCATCCATAGATTCTAGGTCTTCATAAAGACTAGATTTACCACCAAAGATAGCTTTACCATCATCTTTTTCTTTATCTTTTGGCTTATCCATACCGTCTAGGATGGTTTGAAGCGTAGCAGCCTTTTGTGTATTACCTGCTTCATTAGCAGCTTCAATCTGATCTTTAAGACCTTCACGAACTCTACTGTCTTCCATTTTTTGTGCTAATCTTACTAAACCAAGGCCGGGTAAACCTGCAACCATACCTACACCTGTAGCAAGGGCTTTTTGACCAAACCCACCACGACGATCAGCATAGTTTTGGAAATCTTCTACTGTAGCCTCGTTAGACCAATCAATAGGCTCTGGTGCCTCAATAGGTGTGCTTGGTCCACTATCATCATTATTATTAGTACGAGTTACTTGTTCAGTTACACCCTCTGCCACCTGCTCTTCTGCAGTTGCTGCTTTTTCAAAACCTTCTGGAATCATTGTTAGAGGGGTGCCATTCATGAATTGTACAAATATCTCGCGTCCATCAGGGTGTACATATTTAACAATTTCAATACCGCCAGTACCCATAGAGCCACCGGGTTGATAATCAGCAGGTGAATATGCTTCAAAGCCACCGGGTGCATAAGCTTTCATGTAGCCACCTGCAGCCATCATAGGTTGTTCTTCACCATCATCAACCATCTGTAACTCAGAAATGTCAAACGGTAGGTCATCTCCTGCCATTTCCATGCCTACAGGTTCACCACCAATGCGACCATTCTCTTGCATCTGTTTAAAGCCCATCTTGGCTTCTGTGCGTAGGTCTTCAAAGAATTTAACACCGTAGTATCGAACTACATCAGCAGGTACAACATACTCACCTTCGCTTAGTTGCGCTGGGATGTCATCACGTACATTCTCTGCAGTAGAGCCTAGTGGAATCTCGTTACCTGATACAGGGTCTACACCGACTGTTGTATCAGGTGCTTCACCTACTTCTCCACCTTCATTCATTGCTAAGCCGCGTGATGATTTAAACATCATGCCACCTTCTTTCATACCAGCACCCATTTCTGCCATCTGGTAATCATCAACACCTTGGTACATATCTTCTCCTGCTAATCCACCAGCGGCAAAGCCGTTGCCTAATTGCTCTCTTAATTCTGCCTCTGTAGGCAAATCTTCAACACCTGCTTCTGCATTTAATCGTTTTACCTCGTCACGATCTAAAATACGATTAACTTTCATGTCACCGCTAATAAGCCAATTACCTTGCATATTAGGGTTGGTTTTATAACGATAGTAGCCACCAAAAGGTAGTTCATCTGTAATGTGCGCAGTTTTTACGTTAGGCGTACCATCTTTTTTTAAAATAGCGCGGCTATCTGCAATAGCTTGCCAATCTACATCTGCAGGCATTTCTACTTCAGCCCATACTTGATCTTCACCACGTATCTTGTATGTTTTACCGTCTATCTTAATTTCTGGACCAATATGCGCGGCAGTAGGATTATCACCAGCGTGCCAACCCGGTCTTGCAGCAACAGCTTTAATGGTTTTTGCTTTAGAGCCTTTAGGTAAGAAACCTGCCTCAATAAGCATATCTCTTGTTTCTTGGTCAGGTATTTTGATACTGTCACCTGTACCTTTTTTACCAGCAGTACCACGCGAAGGTACGTAAAAGTTACCGTTCTCTGCTTTAAAACGATATTCTGGAAATACAGCCTTCATGTACTGTCCTAAAGGCACCTCTGTGTCTGCGTCTACAAACAAAGGATAAAGCTTTCCGTCCTCACCTTTTGTGAATAACTTGTATGCTTTTACTGTATTATTATATGTAGTTTTAGTTACTTTTGGTACATTACTTGCTACTTCTACAACCTCATCCGTTTGCCTTGCCATGTCAGCACCTTTACGGATCATACTTTTTGCAGCAGTACCAAGACCGGGTATAAGCCCTATAGCTTCTGTACCTGCTAGCATACCTATTTTTAGATAATCAGGTTCTTCTTTTTTAAGCTCGTTTTCTATATCAGTAAAGGTCATAGCAGTACCTATACCGGGTATCATACCTGCTATATTTTCATAGGCATCAGATTCTTCTACACGTTGTTTATATAATCCTTTAGGATCACTGCGCCTGCTATTTCGCTTTTTAGAACCCTCTATAAAACCACCTTCATCATAACCATCATAAGACACTTCAATGTTGTGAGAGAAGTTAATATCTTCTACAGGTTCCTGCCCTTCATAGCTTTTATAAAAAGTGTGGTTACCAATAGTCATACCACCCTTACCACCAAAATCTGTCTTACGTTTCTTGGCTAGCTTTTTGTTAAGGAAGAAAGTGCTACCCTTAGATGCATCCTCACCATACTGAATATAGTCAGCCATTTCTGTGAGGCGTTCAAGTAGAGTATCTTCGTTAACAGGTATTTTATCAATAGACCCATATTTGCCTACTGGCTCAAACTCTCTAGGTGACAGAACTTCATCTACACTGTCAGGAAATCTATCTGACATTAAACGATTGAATATAACGCCACGAATAGCGTTCCTTCCTTCTACACCCTCACCCTTAGCTTCCTCATTAACAACACGTTCAATCTTTTTAAGATCATCGTATGATAAGCGAAGCTTTGGGCGAAGTTTAGGCTTAGGGCTTTGATCCATCGTTTACCTGTTCCCTTAGTAACTTTAGCTTACGCAGAGTAGAGACAGCACCCTGCGCTCTGTAGAACACCACAGGCTCTGTAGCCTGCTCCATTTGTTTATGCTGTAGGTAGATTAAATCATCTACATGTTTAAGAAATGCTTCATAGAGTTCTTTATTATTGACCAACGGCTTGAGGTTGCTCATTACCTGTAAATCCTTGTTCGCCCGGTGTCGGTGCTGTACCTATGCCCATCTGTGCGCCGCCGCCACCAGTAGTATCTTGGACACCCTGTACACCTTGTCCCATAGCCTCAGGCGTAGGTTGTGGTGCTTGGAAGCCCTTGAGTATTTCTGCTTGGATTGCTGCGTCCTGCATAGAGTTAGTAACCTTGTCAGGGTCAAGGTCCATGCTCTTTGCAATCTCACGGATAATATAATCCATTTTAGCAAAAGGTGCAAGAACTGGATTCTGTGCTACCTGTAAGAATTGCATTAGGCGCTGGGAACGTACCTCGTTAGCCATTAAGCTTTCTGTACCTGATGCATTAACCTCTAGGTCACCACGAAGTGATTCATCAAAATCAAACTGCATGTTAAATGAGAAGAAAGCTTTACCTAGTGGGCGAATCAGATAATCATCTACATTCTTAACTACTGTACGGATAGAACCGTTAGCAGCAGACATAAGCATACTAATACCTGAAGCTGTACGACCAACGCCCGACACGCCAGTTTGACCATGAGCAAAGCTAGGGAATCCAGTGCTTTCATCAGCTAAAACCCTAGCCTTATCAAAGAGTTGCATGTTTTCTTGTGCAACATTCGGGAACTTGGTACCAAAGATTGCCTGACCCGGGGCACCACCTTGACGACGAAAAACCTTGCCAGGATAGACACTTAGGTCTTGCCCCGGTACAAGGTTGGTTTCATCTACTTCGATAATCAGATTACCAGATAATGCAGCATTGTCAATAGCCATACGCATAAAACCATTCATTAATGTCTGCGTATCATCCATGTTCTCTGCAATACCTACACCAAAGAAGCTGTATGGGTTATGCTCATATGGTGTTGCGTAATAAGGAATGCGTGTAGGCTTGAATGGGTTTAATACAAAACGTAGTACTTCACCGTTACATGTCCAAACGTTACAGTTTACTTCGTCTAGGTCTTTTAGCTCTTTAGGAATATTAACTCCAGCTTGCTCTAGAAGCTCTACATCTACAAAACCCCAAAACTCCAACACTTCCCAGCGCTCAGATGTAGGCTGTGTGTCATCATCTTCCATAACCATTTCCCAAGATTTCTGTACATAATCTGGTCCTTTGGCTACAGCCATATCTACTGCATCATCCATAAAGTATGGACGCTGTTTTAGAGCGCGTAGCTGTGTGCGTGACATCTTGTGACGCTCTACCACATACTCTGCATCTTGCATAGATTTAGCTTCAGGGTCTGGATAGAAATCCCATACGCTTACATGGCTACACTCTGGTACTGTTTTAATGAGAGGCTCATACTCACCCTCTTCATTCCAGTTAGGATATTCTTTATCTACAGCAAACGGACCCTTCATGACACCTGTGCCTAGAAGAGCCATCTCGAAAGCCATAGAGCGTAGATGTGTATTAGCACCACTCTCTTGTAGCTGATCGTGAATTTTCTTTTCCATCTTCTTAGCTGCTACCATAGCAGGATGGAATGTCACTGTGCTAGGTGTAGTACCGTCACCCTCAACAATCTTATCAGAGACAGCTTGTAGCTTGTTCTGCTCTGGTCCTAGGCGGCGTTGTAGATCAATAAGAGTCTCACCTGGTTGTAGCTGCCCTTTTGTACCATCTAGTAAGTATGGCTGCGCTGGGGCATCTGAAGTTACAGCGTTAAGCTGTTGCCCTGCCTGTGCTGCGTTAGGGTCTACGTTTATGTGTACTGACTCAGCAACGCCATCAGGTAGAACAGAGGGGTTAACAGAAAGAGGAAACCGATTATTTCCAAATAATACATCTACAATTTGTCCATATGCTGCTAGAGTTTTAGTCTTTGTTACTTTTACAAATACACGTGATTTCTCTGTATCTGTGAACTGAACCTCAGAACTGTAGATACCACGATAGTTGCGATAAGCACGTAACCAGCGCTCTTCATCAGCAAAACGTGCATCTTCTGCTCGTTTGTAGCGATCCTGAACAAAGCCAACTACGCCAGCTTGGTTTTCAAAGATAGAATCTTCACTGTCTTCTGCAGCTACGATTTCATCTGTTTCAAACATTTCTTCTTGTTCTGCCATTCTTAATACCCGAAGTTAGGATCACTAGCTTGAAAACCAGTGCGTTGTTTTGCTGGGTTATAATCCCATATGCTGCTGCGTGGGCGTGTCATCACCCCATAACGTAAAGCATCGTATAAGTGATCCTCTGCGTTGGTGTCTACATCCTCTGGGTTTTTCTTATCCAAGGGGATGCTTGGTATCTGCGCAATAGTGTTTGTGCAGTTATCCATAAATACAAGACGAGGCTTCTCAGTAAATTCATCTATCTGTAACCGTCTATGTATTTCGTTTTTACCTGCGACACGAGAGCCTCTACTGCGATCTGATGGACGCCATCTGCACCCCTTCATGATCATCTGCTCTGCTAGGGATGGCCCCGTGTCGCCACGGTTGTGCCACAAAGATGAGTCTAGCACACCGTATCTCATTCCACCATCATCTTTTTCTATCTCTAAGATCATATCTGCTAAATCTGTAGCAGTAACCTTAGAACAATATAGCTCTCTGTATACATAGAGTTGCTCGTCAGGTGCAACAGCGAACCAGAGAACGCCTGTGTAAGACCCGTAACCGTAGTCGCAACTTCTAAACTTAACCCAAGATCGGGGAACGTCAAAAGCTTCCACGACATGCTTTGATCTGTCAAACTCAGGGAAAGCTGCTCCTTCATTTACGTCCCAGTTTCCTTCGAGGAGTTGTTTTCTTTGGTGTTCAGGCAACGAGAGAAGCATTGCTTCATAGTCACCAGCTTCTGCCAAGTAAGGGTTGTCAAACAGAGAAGCTGGAATAAAACGCCTTTTAAATAATGGATCACCTGCACGGCTGTGTCCTTTCGGGTAAGTTAGTAATTCACCAGTTTCTATATTGGTTGCCCAAAATGCTTTTCCAGCAGGCGCTGGGTCTATCCATGTTTTCTTTACCCATTGGTGTCCTGCGCCACCGGGGTTTGTTGTAGCTCTCATATATAGCCCAAGGTCTTTAGATGCAGACCTTAAGCGTGATCTCATATAATCCCAAGCGAAAGGTGAAGACCATTGAGTAAGCTCGTCAAATCCAATCCAATTAAATGCTTGTCCTTGATACCTAGTAACGTCTTGATCTTTATCAAGATAAGACATCCATAGTCTCCCACCCCTAGGACTAGTCCATTGGGATTTACGCTCACTCCATTTGATTCCGGGCACTGCACGAGGGTATAACTCCTGAGATTTTTGTATTAGTTCACGTAGTTCCTCTGTAGTATGGCGTACTAATAGCCCACTAAAGTTAGGATCATTTAAACCGTGCAGCGGGTCTGCAAGCATCGCATAAGATTTGCCACCGCCTGCTGCCCCACCATAAAGTACCTCTCGTTCAGATGAACTTAAGAAGTATGTTTGGGGGCCGGGGTTTGGCTTGAACACAACATCCTGTGCAATATCCACGTCAAACTCAGGAGCAGATACTTTTGCAGGTACAGTCTCTACTGGGGGTGCGACTGTTTCAACTGTCTTCTCTGGACTCTGAGTATGCCCCGACCCCTTGGCTTTCGAGCTTTTCGATCTCGTGTAGCGTTTCTTGGAGCCACTTGGCAAACTTGCGTTTAATTGTAATTGCTTTCCTACGTCTTTGCTCAACTTCGATTCTCTTTTTTAGGCCCATGTGTGATATGTAGCGGCCTGTTTCTTTACTCAACCATTGAGCTACCGCACGGTAACTATACTGCCTGAGGTGTCGTTTTGCAAGCTCTAACGCTTCTAGCTCTGACTCAATAGGTACAAGAAGCCTATCATTGTCTGGATGCTGTTCATAGCCCCACGGTATCTTCTTTGTTACCCGAACTATTGTGTGCCAGTTTTTGTTATGTGTTTTGGGAGGGAGGGGTAACTGCCAGTACCCAAGCTCCCTCTCAGGGATTACTAACGGTTTACTTATTCGTTCGTACCTTCTTTTGGTGGTAAATAGAAAACGCCACCACCACTGGTGACATCTACCTTATCTACCTTACCAAGCCCAGCGCGGTCAAGTAAATCTTTTGCCGCAACCATCTTTTCTTTGATACCTAGTTCAGTAGGATCATATAAAGCGCCAACCATAGCCATAGCAGCTTTGGGCGCAGTACGAGCAAAATAAGTGCGTGTTTTATCTGCGATTTCATCTTTTAGAGATTCCACAATTGCTGCAGTGCTGGACTCAGGTGCATAACCTGCCAGTTTCTTAGCTGTAACAACATCACCGCCAGCTTCGTCAAATAGTACCTCAAGGAACTTAAGCTGCTTTTCCGTTAGTGTCCTCGCCATAGATGATTTCCTTAATTTGTGAGCGACCAATGCCTAGGTCACGTAGTTCACGCTCAGATAGCATTTGTAATAGTCTGTAGTCTGCGCGTTTTTGTTGTGCTGTTTCAATAGCCTTGAATACACGTTTTAGAAAGTTAAGCATCACGATCTCCTTTGTTTGTGTGCGGAGATAGTTATACTTATGGTTATGTCAGGTAGTAGTACCTATTTTTGCATACCCGTTATGATCTAGTTTGAGCAAATGTTTCTGTAACTGTAATAATGGTATCAATATGTGCTGCAGATGCAGATGTTACTCTTATTTCATCACCAGCCTGTAATACAAGCTCAACATCAGGAAACTGAATATACTCTGCTGCACCTAGGTTTTTACCCTCTAGGAAGTGAGATGTGTAGTTGTCTTCAGCAACATACCACTCAATCTCTATACTAGTATTACCACTAGAGTTATGTACATGGATGAATGTCACCTCTGTAGTACAGTTAGGTGGGCAGGTATAGATTGTCTCTGTTGTAGTTCCTGTATTATGACCATACACAGATTTTCGTCTAGCTGGCCTACCTAACTGATTAAGTGCCATTACTTATCCTCTACGTATGTCCACGCTTCATTAACATCAGGTGTGCTAGGATCATCAGCACGAAGAGTACCATCAGCATTACGCGCACGTACTTTCTTCAGCTTTGGAGTCGCTTTCTTAACCGTCTTCTTAACTTTATTAAGTATCTTACTCTCTTCTGCAGTAATGATATTTTTAATTCGCACATCATTAATATAAGCCGTACCAAAGCGGTCTTCCATCGCTGCACAATTCCCACGAGCATCATAAACACCCTTTCCGTTTAAGCGATATCCTGCAGCCTTTAAAGCTTTTTCATATTTTTTAAAGTAACTCATGCTATTTCTTATCGTTGCTTACAAACTCATATAGTGTTTCAGCTTGCTTCTTTAGCTCTTCTGGTGTGTACATCTTTGGTACATACCGATTCCATGCTTCTAAAGCCTGCTCTGAGTTCTCTTTATATTGATTCATAACAGTGTATGCTAATGTCATTTGTGTGTCATATGCTTTATCTAGCATCTCTTTTGCCATAGACATTACATCTGTACGAATTTGATATGGATTTGACATTTTACTTCTCCTGTGTGTGTGTTGTCAAAGTTTTACTTTTTACTCTTATTCTTTTTACGTTTTGCATTCACCTCGTCTAGCCTAGATTGTGACCAACCTAAATTACCATTGCTCCCCCCTCGCATAGAATCCACACCTGAAGTATTGATGTATTCTTTCTGAGATGCTGCACCAGACCGTACTTTTTGAGAGCCACTACTACCTAATGGTTTATACGTATGCTGGGGTACTCCGCCGCCAATGGAGCGATTATTAGAAGCTGATCCACTACGACCTGAGTAAAGCTTTATTCGTGATTTAGCGAAACGATTAGAGGGTGCCAAGTGTTGTGTATTACGTGCCATTACTTTTTATATCCTTTAGCTGGACCAGTGCAGAAGCCACCGTTGCGATAACCTTTCTTAGCCATGCCACCGTTACCATAGTTTTTCTTAGGCATACCGCCTTTAGACATTTTGTTTTTTGCCATGCCACCACAGTTGCATGTCCCACCTTTTCCACAAGTACACTTCATTGGCATTCCCCCATTATTTAAACCTTGTGCTTTTCTAAATGCTGCTGCTGTAGGCGCACCTTTAGCGCCTTTTTTACGCATCTTCTCACCGCTACCTTCAGCAATTCGTTTACGCTTGTTGTGAATGTTTACCCACAGACTCATTATGTTCTCCGCGATTTCGTACCACTACATTTCCATTTCTTACGAGATAAACGTAAGGGGCTATTTGGGTCTTTAGCTGCTTTAGGGTGTTTCTTCATCTGCCCAGCGCTACGTGCGCAGTATGAATCACCTTTACTAGTACCGGGACGAATACGTTTACCACCATCCTTAGCTTTACCAGCTTGACCATAAGATACAGTACGCTTTCGCCCTGTTTTAGGGTTTGTCACTGTCTTAGCAAACATTTTACCTTTTGCTGGTTTAGCCATTATGCTTTCCCTGCTGATTTGGTACGCTTAAAGCTACGATTCTTAGATTTACTGGTAACCCGTAGGTTTTTACTGCTGTTGTTCTTAGGGTTGCCATCCTTGTGATCCACATCTTTGCCATCACCCTTGCGAACCTTACCAGCTTTTTCCATCTTACGTCTAGCTGTCTTACGCGCATCATTACGTTTGCGCTGGGTTGGCTTACCCTGATAGTTATCGTACTCTTTTTTGTAGTTACGTGCCATATTCTCAGCTATCCGTTTATAAGATGTTAGTATAACCAGCTTGTCGTTGTCATCATATAGAGCATACTTTAATCTGCCTAACTCGACTAGTCGCATCTACCATCTGCCTTGGGATACTCCTATTAGATAAATAATAAAACTAAATATTCCAGCGCCTATTATAGCAATAGTTAAGCCTACCGTCCAGTTTATTATATTATCTATAAATTCTTGCTTAGCATATGCAGCTTCTTTACGTATACGCCGCTGCTCTGCCTCAATTCTGAGAACCTCCTCCCAAGCTGAAGGCCCATACAAAAAACTTATTTCATCCTTAATGGATTTTCTCATTTCGTCCAGCTTACGGCGCTGATTCCAAATGAGTATTGCATTTTCTTCGTCACTACCCTTGAAGGTCTTTTCCCACCAGGGTGGATTCTTAGCGCGTTCTTCTAGCTTACCAAAATCTGATACAGCTTTACCCCATGTAGCCAAGGTGTTACCCATTGACTGTATATCCTTCCCGGTGGATATAGCTGCCTTAAGCGTTTTATAAGCGCCACTGGCAAGGGCTATGCAGGAAACGGGGTCCATTACCGCATATCAGATTTAGGGGTGTCCACTCTGTTAAGAAACTTTAAGCTGTTTTCTAGAACTGCAACTCTTTGCTGTAACTGCATTATGCTAACCATATGGCTTGCCATTGATGCTGCCTCGTCCCACAACTCTTCAGTCTCTTCCCAAAGTTCATCTATCTCATCAAACGCACCAGCTATGTAGTCTGCGTTATCCTGCACATCACGCTTAAGATTGACGTTATCCTCTACCGCCATCTTACTAGCAAACTGTGCTACTGTCTCTTCAAGGCTAGCAATAGTTGCTGCCTGTTGTGATACCCACCACACACCACCTGCTAGCTGAGCAGCCATAGCAAGCACAAGTGCTATAGGTAGCTTTAGGTTATCCATAGTCTCGCTCTCTATCAGGGTCTAATACATCTTTGCGATCAAGCATACCCTCTAGGTACATAGCTCTTTCTACATGGTCTAAGGAGTAGCGAACACCAGTGTCCTGCTCTATTGCAGCACGAACATAGAATACATCACTACGGGGGATATGTATGCGTTGTAATTTACGTGAGTTACCTTCGGCTATAGCGGAGTAAAACTCTTCAATAACGTTATCGCCTGCATATAGTTGTATATGCTTACGTTTCATTGTCAATACCTTTATGAGAAAAAGGTACGTGTCGCAAACTACGTGTGAGGGAGAGGAGACAAGAGGAAGAGTGACACATATATTCGTGACACGTACCTATAGTGTAACACTATTATGTTTATACTTGTTATTGTGTGTTACTTGATAATAGTATACATATAAAATAGTGAATATGTCAAGAGTTAAACTCTACCTATGTCCACTTTCTTTATTGCAACACTCTTATATAAAGTTTAACTATTTATTATTTATTACTTTATTTTAAGTTAATACACTAAAAGTTTAACTCTGCTGCTCCTGCTCCGCAGTTGTACCCATATTTTACCCCTAGTCAACCCCCTTTCTGCTAAATATTACAGTATTGTAACAAATTGTGATTAGTATCCTGGTATATATGTAAGAAGTACCCGTATAAGTTGTAGAAACTAAAAATCACTTCTGTGTATTTGTACATATACGTGTAACGTCATACCCCCCGGTGGCCCTCGCGGGGTGCCGTTTTGGCTGTTTTCGTTTTAAATTGTGCAGAAAGAGCTGTTTTATTGGATTAAAGCGTTGATATTATTACATTTTTATACTGATATATTATCATTAAATTACAATATGTGCTTATTTTTTAGGCGTTTTCATGTTTGTGATCACAAAAGCGAAAAACGTGCATGAAATACCATACCCATGTGATCACAAAACAGACACACCCCACCATATGTGATCACAAATGCAATACATTCCGGGTTTTGAATGTTAGCCATAACATTCCCGGTATTGAATGTATTGTTTCTCTTTTATGTAATGCGATCATGAAAAACACATTCAAACATTCATTAAAACGATTATGTGAATGCATAAAATGTTAAGCTATTGATTTCATTACATATGAGTAATTCTACCTATATATATTCCGGGTTTTGAATGTTTGCGTTATCATCACAAAATGTTACAAAACTGAAATAATTGGTAACAAAATGGTGGTGGGTATCTTGACAGTTTTGAAAATATGCCACTTCTCTACGAGAGGCCGACCAACTGCGGCAAGGCCATAATTGCGTTTAACAAGAGGAACACACACAATGACTAACATGATTAATGAAATCGCTTTCAATGAATACAAATTCAACACGCGCAACGCTATGCGCCAAGCGAAAGAGGAATGTGAAAGCGATACATTCATTCAGCATTGCCGCGCTATTGCGTGGGATAAAGTAAACAATGCGATTGACGAAAATGGCAATGTGCAATGGGCAAAGCTTCCAAAGCTTATTGGACAAAACACAAAAATAGCTAAAGACGTTTCTAATACCGATACTGATTTAGAAATATGGGGTTTATCTTTAGCACCCCATTACATCAGCGGATTTAATACATGTAATGGCCTATCAAACGGATGCGCCAAAGCTTGTTTAATGTTTACTGGCATGGGGCAGAAATTCATGATTGCATCGGATGGTGAACACAAAGTAGCGATTGCCCGTATTATTCGCACCATCCTATGGTTTAAATATCGTGATCAATTCAAAGCAAAGCTTTTGAAAGAGATACAAGCGAAAGCAAAATCATTACGCGCAAAGGGAATTGCAATGGCATTTCGTCCTAACGTCTTTAGCGAGATTAAGTTTGAAAAGCTTTTTCCAGAATTGTTTGACCTATGCGACATGCTAAGCGTTCAATGTTATGATTACGTGAAAGATATCAATCGTATCGTTAACAATCCGCGCCGCAATTAT